CAAGTGCCGCACGATATGCCGTTGCCCTGATAGCGAACGATCCCGTTGCATGCCCGCTCGGCCCAACGCGAAACGCTGGCGCCGATCCGGAGCAATGCGAGCGCATCCCGTGCCGCGACATGGGGCGGGGCGCTGGCGTAGCGGTCGCCGGTCCGCTGGAAATAGGCTTCGCGGAATGCCGGGATCGACTGGCAAAAGTGGCTTTCGTCGAGTAGCAGCGCGGCCAATTCCGCCGCAATCTGAACCTTGCTCATGGCGTGCTTCCTCATTCACGCGCCAGCCATCGCCGCGCGTGTCGGGTTGAAAGGGGAGTGGGGAATCCGGCCCGGGCGCGCGTGGCGTCCGGCGATAGGCGGTTAGGGCGCCGTCAGTTCCGACAGCATCGCGTCGAGATCGTCAGCCGACAGCGGCGCGCGGGGCTTTGCCTTGGCGACTCGGTATCCCGCCGCGCAGAGTTGCGACAGCACGCCCGGCAACTGCGCAGGAAGGAACTTTGCCGTTCCATCGCTATGGCTGGCCAGTTCCCGCCATGCGGCCTCGCCAGCGGGCGTTTCCGCGAAGAACGCGACGAACGGCCCGGCCGGGGAATAGGTGAGGTCTGCCCCGCTCATGCCAGCCGCTCCCCATTCACCGGGTCAAAGAGATAGACGGGCCGGCTTCCGGCCGTCTGGCGAGCGAACGTCAGCGCCTCAGCTTCCGTGTCGAAGTCTGCAAGCGCCAATTCGGGCGCATCGGTGCGGCCATAGTAGACCCCGAACCACTCGGCATCGCCGGGCGCGCAGCGCTCCACGTTGGTATCGTCCGGCTCGCATCCCGGTTCGATCCGGCAAGGCGAGACCCGGAAGAAATGCGCCTCCGCAGACTGGCGGAGATCGAGGTCGAGAACGGTCGCGGTCATTGGCCTGCCCTCACATGCCAGAGAGAAAGGAACGCTTGTCGCTGATGCGGAGACGCCGAACCTTGCGGCGATCCCGGCCCTCGACACGGCCCGCAAAGTCGCCAGCCCCAGGCGTCAGAAACGGACGCGCCGTCAGGGGGAATCCATTCTCGCTTGCGTTGGCGGAAAGCGAGATGCTGTTGCGCTTGATGATGGTCATGATCGCTGGTCCCTCTAGGACGCCTCACCGTGAGGCCGTTTCCGGGGTTGCGTCTTGCTCGCCCCGATAAGATGCAATATGCTGCAAGCTGCAAAATGCGTCAAGTGATTTGCTGCAAAATTCTCAGAATATGTTGAGGCCCGATTTTGGCGATCAAGTCCGACCCGTCCACGCCGCTCAATCCGTTCGCATCTCGCGCGGTGGAAAAGCAGGAAGCGCCGAAGGTCGCGCCAAAGCAGAAGGCAAAGCCGGCGAAGGCCGCGCGCATTGCCAAGTCGCAGCGCGCGGCAGCGCTCGATCCTCAACCCGCGCCCCTGATCGAGCATGCCAGCGCCGAAGCGCCGCCCCGCATCCTCTCGCCTGGCCAAGTCGCAGCAGCGAGATCGCTAATGGGCCTATCGCAGACGCAATTCGGCGAGCTGGCCGGCCTTAGCCGGGCAACAGTATCTCGCATCGAGGAACCGAAGCCCGGCGGGCCTAAGCCGACCGCGAAGGCATGGCGCGCAATCAACGCCACAATCGAGGCGCGCGGCGTCAAGGTTCTGGACGATGATGGAAACGAAGGGATAGGCGTTCGTCTAGCCGCGTCCAGTCGCAAGCCATAGCGCCAGCCCGAATCACTCCGCACCCAAACAAGCCCGCAAGGTTCGCCCTGCGGGCTTTCTCATGCGCCGCATCCCCTTGAAGTCGCGTGTGAAAGCCTCGCTGCATGCGATTCCGCACGCTCACATTCGCGCCCTCGCATTCGATCAAAATCAGAAACAATCAAATCGCCATTGTTGACACTACGTTGAAAATGGATTCTCTCTCGCGACCATAGGGCCAACGTCGATAGCAGCGCCAAGGTAGCGCCAGCGACGCCAGCCAACGCGACGCCAGCCCTAACCCGGCTGGCGTCTTGCGTTTCAGGATCAGCACAAGGCCGAACAACTGCGCCAGCGTATCGGCGCAGCGGCCACCCGGCGGGCAATGCGGCCGCATCCCGCCGGCTCTCATACAGGGGTCGCCACAATGAACCGTCGCAGCTTGCTCGCTATGATCGGCCTAGCGCCGGTTGCCGCAGTCGCAGCGCCAGCGCTTGCCAAAGGCGGCATGGTGCACGGCTCGGCATCACTCGTTGGCGAGGTCGTTTCGCCTGGCCTCTTGCCCGGCGAGTTCACCATGGGCCAAGCATCGGTCGCTTTTGATCGCGGGCCAATGGTCATCAAGCGCCATGTCGAGTTCGCAGACGGAACCGTGCGCCATATTGGCTTGCATGATCGCATTGTGGTTTCGTGCGAGTGGCCCGACGACGCCAGCCCCGAACCTCGCCAGCCTATGACAGACGGCGACGGCATCTAACCGCCGCACATGGGACGCTTGCGCGCTCTACCGCCACGCCTTGGCGCTGCGCCTTCACGCTGGCCACGCCAGCCTAAGCAGCCCGATCCGCACTATCAGACGGCCGCGCATCGCGATTGGGCCAACGCTGTGAAAGAGCGGGCCGGCTGGAAATGCGAGAGCTGCGGCGCCGCAGGCGTGAAGCTCTACGCCGATCACGTCATCGAGATAAAGGATGGCGGCGACCCGTTCGGGCCGGGAAAGGCATTGTGCGCACCGTGCCATGGGCGCAAAACTGCTGACGAGAAAGCGCGTCGCCTAGCGCCATAAGGGCGGACTCGCGCGGTGTTACCAGCACCGACGCGAGCCCTGACCGCACCGAACGTTGAGGGTTCGATATGGCTTCGGCCTTTGTATGCGATGACGGGCGCAATGCGCCAGCCTGTAAGGCATGCTCTGCGCTGATCTATGTTGCGCCTGGCACTCGAGGACGAAGGCCGCACTACTGCGCCACGGGATGCCGGCCCGCTAAGGGGCCGCCCCGCACGCTGCTAACCGATAGGGATTGCGCCGTCTGCGGCATCAGGTTCAAGCCGCTCAACAGCCGCGTCACATGCTGCGGCACTGCATGTGCCAATGCCAAGGCGCATCAGACCCGATCCGCTCGCTCCGCCGAACGCAACAGGCGCACATGCCAGCAATGCGCCGCGCTGTTCATGCCGACGCGCAACAGTAAAGGGCTTTACTGTAGCCGCGCATGCCAAGCGAACGGCATTCGGAAATACAGCTCGCCGCAGCAGGCCAAGCGGGCAGAGCGAGAGCGCTGGAAAGAACGAACGGGCTGGCAACCTAGACCAAAGGCGCCGCCTAAGCCCGCGCTGATACACCAGCCGCGTCCCTGCAAGGGCTGCGCAGCGCCTTTCGTGCCGCATCATGGTAGCGCCGGCTTCTGTTCCGCCGCCTGCAAGCGCAGCGCTTCAAACCGAAGCCGCAAGGTGTACGGCAACAAGGCCCGAAAGCGCGCCCGCTATCACGGCGTCGCCTATGAGCCGGTCAATCGCCTTAAGCTATTCGAGCGCGACCGCTGGCGCTGTCAGGTCTGCGGAGTGAAGACACCGCAGCGCCTCATGGGAACCTATGAGCCCAACGCGCCGGAGATGGATCACCGCATCCCCATGGCAATGGGTGGCCCTCACACATGGGCCAACGTCCAATGCGCGTGCAGGCGATGCAATCTCGCCAAAGGCGGGACGATCATCGCCGGCCAACTGCCGCTGTTCGCTGACGTTCGATGACGGGGGGCGGGGGCCTTCAAAGTCCACAGCCTTTACCCTTGTGGACCGCTATTGGGCTCACGCGCAGAATTTCTGGGGCGGCGAATCCACGATTTCGATGGGGCTTTGAATGCCGAAGGTATCAAAGGGCATCGGCCGCGGCGGGAAGCGTCCTGGCGCTGGCCGGAAGCCGAACGCTGCGAAGATCGCTCAGCCGGTGGCTGTCGCTGGCCCGGTCCAGTCGGAGGCCGAGAAGCTCGACCTGATGGCGGAGGCGCAGGCTGGCGCTTTGAAGGGCGTCGATCGGCTCAACAAGATCATCGAGCACGGCAGCGAGGCTGCGGCGATCAAGGCGACGGCGCTGCTGTTGACCTGGGGCTTCGTCACGCCGGCTAACGCCAAGGCCTGCGCGGCTGCTGAAGCCTATACGCCGCCGGCGCCTGCTGCGGATGGGCCGGTCGCGCCGCCGGCGCCGCAGACGAAGCGCGAGCAGCGCCGGATCAACGCCGAGCAGAGCACCGCTGAGGGAAAATTCGCCGTTCCGGAGCCGCCGCGGCTGGTCGTGAGTAACTCGTGACGCTCACCTGGTCGACGGCGTGCCTCGATTGGGAGCGCCGCATCGTCGCCGGCGAGCCGCTGATCACAGTCGGGGCTCTTTTCCCCGACGAAGCCGCCCAGGCGATGGCGGTGTTCAAATCGCTGCGGATCGTCGAGGCGGCTGGCATGCCGACCTTCGGCGAGGCAGGCGACCAGTGGGTCTTTGATTTCGTCGAGGCCATCTTCGGGGCTTACGACCACAGCACCGGCCGGCGCGAGATCAGCGAGTTTTTTCTCTGCGTTGCCAAGAAGAACGGCAAGAGTTTGATTTCCGCCGGAATCATGCTGACGGCGCTGATCAGGAACTGGCGGCAGTCGAACGAACTCATCATCATCGCGCCGACGATCAAGGCGGCGCAGAACGCCTTCAAGCCGGCGGCGGACATGGTGCGCGCCGACCCGACGCTGAACGCTGACGAGCAGGGCTTCCTGAAGATCCAGGATCACCTGCGCACGATCACGCATCTGCGGACCGGCGCCACGCTGCGCATCCTCTCGGCGGACGGGTCGATCGTCGTCGGCAACAAGGCCGGCTTCGTGCTGATCGACGAGCTCTGGGAGTTCGGGTCGAGCGCCAAGGCGGACTCGATGCTGAAGGAGGCGACAGGCGGGTTGGTCGGGCGACCGGAAGGCTTCGTCATCTCGATCAGCACCATGGCGGATGCGCCGCCGACTGGCGTGTTCAAGGACCGGCTGAACTATGCCCGCGGCGTGCGCGATGGGACGATTCAGGACCGGAAGTTCCTGCCGGTGATCTACGAGTTTCCGGCGGCGATGATCGCCGACAAGTCGTATGAGAAGCCCGAGAACTTCTACATCACGAATCCCTTCGTCGGCCGCACCCAATGGGGCCGCGAGTGGATCGCCGACGGGCTCGAGAAGGAAAAGCGCAAGGGCCCGGAGACCCGCAACGTCTTCCTGGCGAAGTTCCTGAACGTCGAGATCGGGCAGGGGCTTCGGACGGATAATTGGGCCGGCGCGCTGTTTTGGGCGAAGCGAGCCGAGCCCGGGCTCACCATTGAGGCCTTGATCGAGCGCTGTGACGTTGCCGTGGTCGGTGTCGACGGCGGCGGCCTGGACGACTTGCTCGGCCTCTGCGTGTTGGGGCGTGAGAAGGAAACCCGCCGGTGGCTGGTCTGGTGCAAGGCCTGGGCGCACCGGATCGTGCTGGAGCGGCGCAAGGAAATTGCGTCGAAGCTTATCGACCTCGACGCGACGGAATGGCTGGAGATCGTCGAGGACGAGTCCTCTGCGGACGTCGAGGAACTGGCGGACATCGTCGAGCAGGTTCGCGATGCCGGTCTGCTGCCGGCGGAGGCCGCGATCGGCGCGGACCCCGCGGGCGTGAGCGACATCGTCGACGAGCTCGAGCGGCGGAACTTCAGCGTCGGCAAGGACGGCGAGATCGGCGAGATCATCTCGGTGCCGCAGGGCTACAAGCTCCAGACGGCAGTGAAAGTCGCCGAGCGCCGGTTGGCGCAGGGCACCATGATCCATGACGGGTCCGACCTGATGATCTGGTGCGTCGGGAACGCGAAGGTCGAGCAGAAGGGCAACGCCCTGATGGTCACCAAGCAGATCGCCGGCACCGCGAAGATCGACCCGGTCATGGCGATGTTCAACGCGGTGACGCTGATGTCGATGAACCCGGAAGCGGCCGCTCGCGCTGAAGCCGCGGCGATGATCGCCTGATCGGAGATCCTGAAATGCAAATGGTCCGCAAGACTGTCGCCAAGGCTGGCGACGGCTTCGAGTTCGTATTGTCCGACGCCACCAAGGACAGCTACGGCGACGTGGTCGAGCCCAGCGGCTGGGATCTGAAGCGCTTCAAGTCGAACCCGATCGCGCTGTTCGGGCATTCGTCGTCGTTCCCGATCGGGACGTGGTCGAATGTTCGCGTCGAGGGCGGGAAGCTGGTCGCCAAGCTCAATCTGGCGGCCCGCGGCACCAGCGCTCGGATCGACGAGCTCATCAGCCTGGTCGAGCAGGGCATCCTTCGCGCTGTCTCCGTCGGTTTCCGTCCGCTGCAGTGGGAGCCTCTCGACAAGGAGAAGCCCTACGCGGGCCAGCGCTACATCCGCGCCGAGCTTCTGGAGACCTCGCTGGTCTCCGTCCCCGCGAATCCTTCTGCCCTGCAACTGGCGAAGTCCCTGAATCTCTCAACCGAAACCATGTCCCTAGCCTTCGGCGAGCATGCCGACGAGAGGCGCCGGGATCTGGCGGCAACCGGCGAGAAAGCCGCTCAAACCCCACCTCATCGGAGCACACCCGTCATGAAGACCCTCGCACAGCGCATCGTCGATGCGGAGAACGAACTCGTCGCCAAAAAGGACCGCCTGACCGAACTGAACGGCGCTGCCGAGTTCGACGCGGACGCCGTGAACGAGCTCAGCGACCAGATCGAGCGCGACACCGCCACGCTGACGGCGATGAAGCGCTCGGAGTCGCTGATCGGCCTGAACGCCGCGCCGGCCGGTGGCGTCGCTGCCCCGGCGGTCAATCGTCGGCCGCTCGGCTTCCCCCAGAAGGACGTGCAGCCGCTCGACCTGCTGGTCCGCGCGATGGTAGTCCAGGGTGTGCGCGCCTTCGGCGGCGGCGACAAGACCCTCGACCGCGTGCTCGAGGAGCGCTACCCGGGCCACGAGGCGACCGCGATCGTCGCGAAGGCCGACCAGACCATCGGCACGACCACCGTGTCCGGCTGGGCGTCCGAGCTTCTCCAGACGGTCAACTCCGGCTTCCTGCAGGCGCTGACCGGCATGTCGATCTATCCCGAGCTCCGCAACCGCGGCGTCGGGCTTAGCTTCGACGGCACCGGCACGATCAAGCTGCCCCGCCGCACTGCTGGCGGCGCCGGCGGCGGCTTCGTCGCGGAGGGCTCGCCCATCCGGGTCGGCCGCATCACGACCGCTGCAGCCGAACTCACCCCGAAGAAGATGGGCGTCATCGTCCCGTTCTCGCGTGAGCTCGCCCGTCGCTCGACCCCGGCGATCGAGGCCATCGTTCGCCAGGCCATCCTGGAAGACACCGCATCGGTCCTTGATGCGGCGCTGCTGGACGCCACCGCCGCTTCCTCGGCTCGCCCGGCTGGTCTGCTGAACGGCGTCTCGGCTGTGGCCTCCGGCTACGGCGGTGGCGACCACACGGCGGTCAAGGAGGACTTCAAGGCTCTCCTGGCGCCGTTCATCGCGGCGAACGCGGCGGACAACATCACCGTGATCATGAACCCTGCGCAGGGTCTCTCGATCGCGATGATGGACGGCCCGGACAACACGACCAACTGGTTCGCTCCGATCCGTGAGCGCGTCACGATCGTCGAGTCCACCTATGCCACCGCTGGCCGCCTGATCGCGATCCGCAACTCGGACTTCTACACCGCCGCTGGCGATGCGCCCGAGTTCGACATCAACGAGACGGCGACCGTTCACATGGAAGACGCGAACCCGCTGGAGATCGTGTCCGGCACGGGCCCGACCGTCGCTGACCCGGTCCGCTCGTTCTACCAGACCGCGACCATCGGCGTTCGCATGCTGATGGATGTGAGCTGGGTCATGGGCCGCCCGTCCATGGTGAACTGGGTCGACGGCACCTCCTGGTAAACCGCTGACCGCCTGACCCGCGCGGGGCCAATCACGGCCCCGCGTTTCACCTTGTGCAGATGAGTCTGCGGGAGAAACCACATGGCCCTACGACGCCACGTCGTGCCGGTCACCGTCGATGCAAGCGGTGACGCCACGGCCTATTCGCCCGTTCTGTCGGGCGACCTGATCTCGATCCGCTATGTGAAGGACACCTTCGCAAACGGCGTCGATTTCACCATCACCGCCGAGGATACCGGCGAGACGATCTGGGCCGAGGAGAACGTCAACGCCTCCGCGACCCGCTACCCGCGCGCTGGCACGGCCACCACGGCTGGTGCGGCTTCGCTGTACGCCGCTGCAGGAACTGCCGTTAACGGCAAGATCTCGCTGTCTCAGGACCGCGTGAAGATCGTTGTCGCGAGCGGCGGCAACGCCACGGCGGGCACCTTCCACATCACCGTCGACGGCTGAGGAGTCCTGTCATGATCCGCAAGTTCACGATCCCCCTGACGACCAACTCGTCGGGCGCCGCGACGGCCTATTCGCCGTATCTCTCCGGCTTCATCGACTCGATCCAGTATGTGAAGACCGATTTCGCCGATGGCGTCGACTTCACCATCACTGCGGACACGACCGGCGAAGTCATCCTGTCGCTGACGGACCAGAACGCGGCGACCAAGCTGCGGCCGCGCGCCGGCACGCACACCACGGCTGGCGTCGCGTCGCTCTACGCCTCCGGAGGCACCGCGGTGAACGACCGCATCGCCCTGGCCCGTGACCGCGTGAAGGTCGTCGTCGCCCAGGGCGGCAACGTCAAGACCGGCACGATCATCGTCTACGTCGACGACGGCAAGTGACCCCTGTGGGGGCGGCTCCGGTCGCCCCTGCTCCCTTCCCGACAGGAGTGAGAGCGATGCGCGAGACCTGGTATGTCCTGGAAGATGACGAAGTCGTCGATCCTGCGGAGGTTTCCATGAGCGAGGACGGACGACTGGTTCACGCGAGCGGCGTTGCGGTGGCAATTCGCGCGGGCGTGCCGCGGTCGCGCGGCGTTGACGACCCCGATGCAGCCCGCGCCGCTGCCCGCGAAGAGGCTGAGCGCCTGGCCGCTGAGAAGAAGGCCAGCAAGGCGAAGGAGAGGGAAGCCGCGCCTGAAGGCGAGGGCGAACCCGCGAAGACCACGCGCGAGATCACGGCTGAGAAGCCTAAGCGCGGCTACAAGACCCGCAGCGCGTAAGCCCAGATCATGGCTGGTCTCCTCGCCCGCGTGCTGCCGTCGTGGGCAAAGAAGTCCACCACGGAGGGCGCGTATCGCCCCGGGCCTTATGCGCTGTCCGATGGGTGGCTGTCGGCGAAAGCCGGCAAGTTCCTGAACTGGTGGCAAATGGGTTATTCGCTGCAGCCTTACGGCGAAGCGAGTTCAATGGTCGAGGCCTGTATCTCGGCCTATGCGCAGACGGTCGCCATGTGCCCGGGCGACCATTGGGTCACCGAGGAGAACGGCGGGCGCAAGCGCCAGACCGGCTCTGCGCTGACGCGCTGGCTGCGGAAGCCGAACGATTACGAGTCGATCTCCGACCACCTGATGAACCTGACGCGGCGCATGTACGAGCGCGGCGAGGCCTTCGCGGTGGCGATCCGGAACAACCGGAACGAGATCGTTGAGACGCACATCATGCGTCATGGCCAGCCGCTGATCGGCAATGACGGCTCGATCTTCTACTGGCTCGGCGGGAACGAGGTCGCCGAGCGGCGCTTCGATTTCGCGCTGCCGATCCCGGCCCGCGATGTCCTGCATCTGCGCTTGCACACGCCGCAGCACCCGCTGAAAGGCATAAGCCCGATCCTGGCTACGGTGCTTGAGCGAGCGATGGCCGGTGCCGCGCTGAACCAGCAGGTCGCCTTCTACATCAATCAGGCCCGGCCGAGCTTCATCCTGGAAACCGACGAGAAGCTCAACTCGGATCAGGCCAAAGATCTGCGCAAGCGTTGGGAGGAGATGTCGCAAGGCGAGAACGCCGGCGGCACGCCGATCTTGTCGTGGGGGCTGAAGGCCAAGGCGGTCTCGATGTCGCCAGCGGATGCGCGCCTCGCCGACATGCTGAAGATCACCGACCAAGCGATCGCGCTGGCGTTCCGGATGCCGCTTCAGGTGCTGGGCGTCGGCTCGACACCCTTCGCATCGACCGAAGCGCTGATGTCGTCGTGGAAGTCCTCTGGTCTGGGCTTCTGCCTGAACCACATCGAGGAAGCGATCGGCGCGCTGTTCGGCCTGAAGGGCCAGCCCGACGAGTATCTCGAGTTCGACACCGAGGCGCTGCTCCGGTCGAACTTCAAGGAGATGATCGAGGGGCTCGCCCGCGGCACGATCAGCGGCATCTACGCCCCCGACGAGGCGCGCAACAAGATCGGCCTGCCTTCGGTGCCGGGCGGCGTTGGCGCACAGCCGCGCGTCCAGCAGCAGGTCGTGCCGCTATCATTCGGCGCGCAGATGCAGCCGACGGCACCGGCAGCGGCGCCGAACAACGAACCGACTGCGGATGAGGTCAATGCCGATGAGCCCGACCCCGAGGACACCGCTCGCGCAGTCGCAGCGCTCCGCAGCGCCTTCGGCAAGAGCAGCGATGTCGCCGCTTGAGGTGCTGGGCGCGGAGCTCGGCGCCATTGCCGCGCAGATCGGGAAGGAAACGTCGCTCCGCCTGGACGCGGCGCTCTCCGATCTGAAGCGCCAGACGGCCGAGTGGGAGCTTCGCTTCGACCGGCTCGAGCGCGCTGTCGGGGAGCGGCTCGCCACAGTCAAGGACGGCGCGTCCGTCACGGTTGCAGATGTGACGCCGCTGGTCGAGGAGACGGTTCGGGCTGCGGTGGCCAGCGCGACTGAGGCCGCGCGCTCTGGCATCTCGGACGAAATCGCTGAGAAGATTGCGGCGCTGCCGCCGGCGAAAGACGGTGTCGATGCTGATCCGGAAACGGTTGCGCGGCATCTGCGGGCGGCCATTGAGCCGGAGATTGAGGCGCTCGTCTCTCAGCGTGTTGCGGAGATCAATGTCCCGCCTGCCACCATTGATCGCGACGCGCTCGCAGCAGCCGCACGAGAGGCTGTGGCTGCGCTCCCGGTCCCTCGTGACGGTGCCGATGTCGACATGGACGCAGTGCGCGCGCTGATCGTCGAAGAGGTCGCGAAGGTGCCGGCGCCCAAGGATGGGCACACGCCTACCGCCGAAGAGATCGCTCCGCTGGTCGACAAGGCCGTGGCCGATGCGGTGGCCGCACTGCCGCCGCCGGCGCCCGGCAAGGACGCCGACATGGATCTGGTCCGCCAGTTCATCCAAGAGGAGTTCGCCAATCTGCCCGTTCCGAAGGATGGCGAAACGCCGTCCGATGAGCGGCTGCGCGAGATCGCGGCCCCCATCATCGCAGAAGCCGTTGCGGCGTTGCCTCCGGCTCAGCCTGGCAAAGACGCCGACCCGGCTGAGATTCGGCGGATGGTCGAGGAGGCGGTGAGCGCAATCCCCGCGCCAAAGGATGGCGAGACTCCGACGCCTGAAGCCATCCGCGGCGTCGTCGAGGAAGTCGTGAAGGCCGCGGTTGAGGCGTTGCCCAAGCCGAAGGATGGCGAGGACGGCGCCAGTATCGACCCCGCCGAGGTCCGCGCCATGGTCGAAGAGGCTGTTGCCGCAATCCCGAAGCCGCAGGACGGCAAAGACGGCCGCTTGCCGGTGGTGAAGGCGTGGGAGGACCGGGTCTATTACGAAGGCGAGGTCTGCTCGCACAACGGCGCAACCTATCAGGCATCGGTCGACACTGGCCGGGCCCCGCCTCACGCTGACTGGACCTGCATCGCCGCCAAGGGCAGGGACGGCATTGACGCCGACCAGATCGAACTGTGCGGCACCTTCGATGCCGAGCGCGACTATCGCCGGCTGTCGGTGGTCATGCTCAACGGCGCCTCCTTCATCGCGAAGACTGATGGGCCCGGCCCGTGCCCTGGCGAGGGCTGGCAACTCATGGCGCAGCAGGGTAAGCGGGGCGGGCCCGGTCTCGTCACGAAGGCCGATCGCGGCACGCGCCCGGCCGGCATGAGCATCACCGCTGACGGCGTCCTGAAGCTCAAGATGGATGACGGGTCCGAGGTCGAGTGCGACCTCTACCCGCTGCTCTCGAGGCTCTGATGACGACGATTGTGGTTGTCCCGCCGGAGCCGGTGATGACGCCGGCTGACATCCCCGGTTCGCACTCCGGCAGCGACGCCACCATCACGGCCTATATTGCTGCTGCCATGAGCGAGATCGACGGGCCGGGCGGATGGGTTGGCCGGGCCTTCGGCGTGCAGACGCTCGAATACCAAACCGATCGCTTCCCTTGCAGCGTGATTGAGTTGCCCTGCCCGCCGGTGGTGAGCCTGACCAGCATCACCTATCTCGACGCGGCGAATGGTGAGCGGACGGTCGACGTGGCCGGGGTGGTGCTCGACAAGCTCACGGGCACGCTGCGGCTCAGCAGCGGCTACTGGCCAGACACGATTGGCTACCCTGGCAATCTTCGGATCCGCTACGTCGCCGGCTACAACGGGACCGCACCGGTCAGCGGCGGCACGGGGGTTCTCCCCGTCGCGGTCAAGCAGGCCATCCGCTACATGGTCCAGAACATGGCATCGATCGCGTCCGAGCAGCGCCTGCTGAAGGTTGAAGAGGTCGAGGGTGTCGGCCGCCGCGAGTTCTTCACCAGCCGGGCCGACGCGAAGGCGCTCAACGCTTCCGCAGACAGCCTTCTCGCCGGGCTGCGCGTTTTCCGATGACACCGGCTGAAGCTATCGCAATGCTCGACAGCCAACTGGCGGAGCATGGTGAGACGATCACCATCCGCCGGCGCATCGGCACGACCACTGCCTTCGTCGAGTTGACATGCAAGGCGAAGGTCGCGGGCTATGCCAGCGAGGTTCTCGTGGCCGGAGTTGCCCAGACGGCATCGACCTTCATCATCTCGCCGACGGAGATCAATGCGGCGGCGACGGCCGGCACATGGCCGGGCGCGGCCGGTGGCGATCGCTGGCCCAAGGTTGGCGACTTCATCCGTCAGAGCATCGGCGGGGACCGCAAGATTGAGGCTGCCCGACCGCTCCTGTCCGGCAACACTCCGGTCAGGGTCGAGGCGAAGGTTTTGGGCTGATGGCCCGATACCAGCCGATCGCCCGGCAGTTCGAGATTGCGCGGCAGGAGACCGCGGCGGCGACGAAGCGGCTTCTCGTCGAGACGGCGAAGCGCGAGCACGCCAAGGTGATGAAGACGCCGCCGCGACCGATGGCGTTCACCAGGATCGTCGACGGCCGGCGCGGGCTGGTTGAGGAGAACGTCAGCGCCTTCGGCCGGATCGACTATCTCTACCCGCGCCTTGAGGCAGTCGCGCAGTTCGCGATGGAGAAGCTTTTCGAGTTCAGCCCGGTCGACAGCGGCGAGTACCGGGAATCGCACACGCTGTTCCTCAATGGCGTGGCCGTGTCGAACCTGAGCGCATGGAAGTCTGGCGACGAGGTGTCGATCGCGAACCCGGTGCCCTATGCCCGAAAGATCGAGGTCGGCGCCATGACGATGCGCGTGCCAGGCACTGACCACGTCTACGAGCGGGCTTCGCGGTCGGTGAAGCGCCAGTTCAGCGCTGTCGCCAACATCCGGTTCACCTTCCGCGGAGTGGTCGGCGGCGGGGGAGGGCGCGGCGCCAACCGTATCGAGCGCGACACGCGCCAACCCGTGCTCCTGATCACCGAGAAGTAGCCATGCCAGACATCGCCGGCGCCATGGAGGCGATCGAGCAGCGTCTCCGGGACAACTGGACGACGTCGCCGATCATCCTCCCGAATGAAGGGGAGCAGGCGGCTTTCGTCGATGGCGCCCCGGTGCCGTGGGTGTTGTTCGAGATCGAGAACGAGGAAGGCGACATCATCGGCGCTGGCAAGCCCGGCAGCCATGTCAACGTCGACCGCGGCAGCATCGTCGCCAAGGTCTTCGTTCCCACGGGTGTCGGCCTTTCGACAGCCCGGACGCACGCGACGGCGATCGGCGAGATATTCCGCGTCAAGGAGTTCTACCGCTCATCCGGGTTCTGTGTGCGGACATGGAAGCCTCATGTCGGGCGCGCGCTGCCGGCTCGTTCTGAGAACCCCGAAGGCCTGTGGTTCTGCGTGACCGTCACCATCCCCTTCGAGTTCATCTCGATCGCCTGATCCCGCTTCGGCTGCGTGACGCCCGCGCCGCCGTGACCAACCGCGCCTTGGGCAAGCGCTCGAGAGCCCGCCATCCCGGCGGGTTCTTTCGTTTCAGGAGCCCATCATGACGTACCAGACCGGCCGCAACGCCCTCGTCGCCTATAAGGTCGAAAGCGCCTTCGGCACACTGCCAGGAGCGACCAGCGGCAAGGTTTTCCGCCCCAACAGCGGCGCGCTCAACCTGACCAAAGAGCCGATCCAGTCGAACGAGAACCGTCGCGATGGCCAGATGACGCGCGGCCGCCACGGCTCGCGCACGGTCAACGCGCAGTATGCCGCCGATCTGTCCCTCGGCAGCTACGACGACTTCATCGAGGCCGTGTTCCGCGGCACGTTCGCATCGGAACTCGTCATCACCGAGGCCACCGCCTCGCTGACGAGCATCACCACCACCGCCAACACCATCGTCGCCGGTGGCGGCTCGTGGATCACCGCTGGTCTGCGCGTCGGTGACGTCATTCGGCTTACGAACCACGCGACGGCGGCCAACAACGGCAAGAACATCCGGATCACCGGCCTGACGTCGACCACCATCACCACGGCCGAGACGCTGACCGAGAACGCCACCCCCGACACGGCGTTCACCATCACCCGGCCCAAGAAGCTGGTCATGGGCACCACTGCGCGCTCGTTCACGCTCGAGGAGCGCGACATCGACATCGATGGCTCCAAGGTCGGTAAGGGCATCCGCTGGGGCCAGATGCAGTTGGATCTGCAGCCGAACGGCATGGCGATCGTGACCTTCACCGGCGTTGGCCAAGATCTCGAGGTGATGACGGGATCGTCCTCGCCCTACTTCACCGATCCGACCGCGACGACTTCACTCGGCATGACGGCGGTCGAGGCAGTCATTCGTCTCGGTACCGGCGATGTGCTCGACGTGTCGTCGCTCTCGCTGACGATCAACTTGAACGCTGCCGGCCAGCCGGTCGTCGGTTCGGTCCTGACGCCTGACGTCTTCACCAACCAGGCGATGGTCGAAGGCTCCATCACTGCGCTGAAGCAGGACTTCAACCGCATGGAGCAGTTCATCGACGAAGATCAGCTTTCGCTGCATCTCCTGTTCACCGAGAACGAGAGCGAGCCGAAGGACTTCTGCTCGTTCTTCATCGGCAACCTGACGCTGGCGAGCGCCACCGATTCCGAGATCGGTTCTGATGGTCCTCGCACGCAGGACATCTCGCTGCTCATCGGCAAGGACGAGCGCGGCGGCGCCTACGAAGCCAGCACCGTCGTCTACCAGACGAGCGCTGCTTAACCGGCCCATCCCGGCGGCTGGGGGTTGCTACCAGGAGAAAATGATCCATGACCAAGCAGACCAATGTCGAGGCGGCCGTTCGTTCGGCCGCTGAGGCCCTGGACGCCGCCATTGTCAAGGCGCGCGCCGCGGGGCTCGTCGTCGCGTGGCCGAGCCGGCCGGAAGGCCTCGCAGCTATCGCGATCAGTGAAACCGGCAAGGCCAAGGTTTCGCTCACCGTCCAGACCGACGATCTGCCGCCTGCTGTGGCGGCGAAGACGGTGGCGGCCGCTCAGAAGGCCGCTGACAAGGTCGTCGAGAAGGCGACCGAGAAGGCCTCCGACAAGGCGCCCTGATACCTCCATCCGCCCGACAGCGGCCCATCTCGCCCCGGCGAGGTCGCGCGACAGGCGGGCGAGGGTGTCGGTCCTCGCCCGCCACAATCTCCTCCGACAAGGAACCAATCATCATGACCACCGATACGAACGCCGTCGTCGACCTTTCCGCCCTCATCCCGCTCGAGACGGCGGTTCTGGAGATCCTCAAGCCCGGCGGCATTGAGAGCACCGGCTGGAAGATCACCTTCGCCGGCCCGGCTCACCCCAAGACGGTCGCCTGGCAGAACGAGCAGAGCCGCAAGAACCTGCGCAAGCAGCAGCAGATCGAGCAGGCGCAGGTCAACGGCCGCAAGTTTAAGGCCGACGACAAGGATCCGGACGAGCAGAAGCGCGAGACCGTTTCCTGGATCGTCTCCCGCATCGTCGACTGGACGCCGGTCAAGCTCGGGCCGGGCGACGCGATCACCTTTTCCGACTCGGCCGCGACCGATCTGCTGGTGAAGCCCGAGCTCGGCTGGGCGTTTTCGCAGATGGTCGATTTCATCACGGACGACCGCAGTTTTATGCAGCGCTCCGCGACGAACTGAAGGCATTCGCGGAGACGCATTTCCGCCTCTCGGCGACAGACAAGGCCGGCAACTCGTACCGCGAGACGCTTGAAGGTCTGCTCGCCAGGGCGCGCACGGAAGAGCGGCGGGAAGAGCTGAGGGCCGAGCTTGCGGCCACGGTCCTCCCCGCCGCCGGCGCCCACATCTGGGCTGCGTTCATCCGGATCCGCCGCCGCAAGGGCGGGAACGGGTTCGGTCCGGAGCCGATCGGCTGGCCGGACATCGCCGCGTTCATCGCGGCCGCGCGCTATCCTCTCGCGCCATGGGAAGTCGAGATCATCGAGGATCTCGACGACGCATTCATCGCGGAGCAGGCGCGCAACGCCAAGCAGCCCCCACCTCCTACGCCACCCAAGCCGAAGAAGTGATCGCGCATGACTGAGATCGTCACGCAACTCACGATCGACGCTCGCGGTGCCCAGCAGGGCACTGCCGAGTTCGACCGTGCGCTGCGCGTTGCTCAGGGGGCCGTTGATCGCTTCCTCGACCGGAACCGCGCAGCCCAGGCTGCGATGGACAAGACGACGATGGTCATGACCTCCGGGTCGTCGACCATCTCCAAGCTCGCGCGCGACTATGAGAAGCTCCAAGCCGCGCTTGATCCGACCTCGGCAGCCATCGCGCGGGCGCGACGGGAACTGGAGCAGACCAAGTCGATTGCCGATAAGGCCTTCACCAATCTTGGGCGCCCGCTCCAAGAGGTGAACGCCATCGTCGATCAGGCGACGGTCAAATACGGGCGCCTGGCGACCGCCGCTCGCACTGCCGCTGAGGCGCAGGCCCAGGCGGCGCGGGCCGCTGCGCAGTCGCAAATCAATGCGCGTCTCGGCGTCCAGGCATCAACGCCTGGCGCGGCGGCCGCCTCCGCCCAAGTCTTTCAGGCGGATCTTCAGCGGCAGGCCAACGCGGTCCAGAAGCTGCGCGTCGAATATGACCAGCTATCAATCGCCCAAGAGCGCCGCGCCGAGTCGGAAGCGCAGATCAACAAGTTCGCCGCGGCCGGACTGATCGGCGAGCAGCAGCGCTTGACGATGATCGACGCCGTGACGCGCCGCTATGAGGACACGGCCGCGGCGTTGGCACGGACACAGGTGCCGCTCGGCAAGTACGTCACCGGCGTCGGACTCGCGCGTAATGAACTGATCAACCTGTCGCGCCAGGCGCAGGACGTGTTCGTGTCGCTGGCCTCTGGCCAGTCGCCGCTGACGGTGCTGATCCAGCAGGGCACACAGATTGCGGACGTGTTCGCGGCCTCGCGCGGCAGCATCGGCGGCTTCTTCGCGCAGTTGGGCGCCGGCCTCCTCGCCAACGCGCCGTTGCTGGGCACCTTGGCGGTAGCGCTCGCGGCCGCTGGCGCCGCCTATGCCGCGTTCTCCGTGGCGGGGCAGAAGCAGGATCTGGCGAACTCGCTGCTGGGCGTCGGTCGCGCCGCGGGGATCACCGGCGATCAGTTGAACGCGCTGGCGAAGGAGTCGGCGGCTGCCGGCAATGTCTCGGTGTCGACCGCGCGCTCGATCACGGCGGAATACACCAAGACCGGCAAGATCGCGCCGTCGATCATCCGCGACCTGATCCGTGTGTCGAAGGACTATGCGGTCACGACCGGGCAGGAAGTCCCGGACGCCGCGAAGGATCTGGCGGCCTCGTTCGCCGACCCGATCCGCGGCATGGAGACGCTCAACTCCCGCCTCGGCACGCTGGGCCCGTCGGTGCAGCGTGCCGTCCGCGACGCGGTGAACCAGAACGATGCCTATCGGGCGCAGAAGATCCTTGTCGACGCGCTGGTCAGCAGCACCGAGCGCGCGGCGAACGCGACCTCGTTCTGGGCCCGCACATGGGACAGCCTGAAGCGTTCGGTTTCGGATGGTGTCGACGCCGTCGGCGAGGCGATCGGAAACCGGGTCGACCCGTCCAAGCAGCAGCAGTTGAACACGGTCCTCTCGCAGCGCGCTTCTATCCAAGAGCGGATCAAGCGGCTGACGGATGCTGGCGCGACGACGTCCGGCACGATCGGGCGGCTGCAGGCCAACGATTCCGCGCTGGCCAACGAAGAGGCGCGCATCCGCCGGCAGATCGAGTTGCAGCAGCAGGCTGCGAAGGCGGCGCAGGAGCGCGTCCAGACGACCAATGCTTTGAACGCCGCCGAAGCCCGGTCGAAGGATTACAACGCCGACAAGGAGCGTATCGACGACCTGACGAAGTCCGTCACCGATCTCCGCCGCGGCTACGAGGCCAGCACCAAGGCGCTCGACGAGATGGTGAAGGCCGGGCCGGAGGCGATCCAGTCCGACAAGTTCACGCAGGAGGCGCAGCGCGCGGCCGAGTACGAGCGCAACCTGCAGACCGCGACCCGGCAACTCGAAGAGTTCCGCTCGGCACAGGTTGCCGGCAGCATCGAAGCGGACAAGGCGGCCAAGGCCCTCGACATCCAGGCTCAGTTCACCGGCAAGCTCACCGCGGTCCAGCAAGGCGAACTCGCGGCGCAGTTGAAGCTGAACGAGCTGCGCGGATCGTCGCTGTCGGATGCGCAGCGGCAGGCTGAGGCGGACCGGGCTCGCACTGCTGCGCGCCTCGAAGGCGTGCGCGCTGAGGCCGAGGCGGCGGCCGCGGCGAAGTACGGCACCGACTCGCTCAACGCTCAGACCAAGGCGATCCGCGAGAACGGGTCCGAGGCCGGCAAGGCCGCCGAGATCAGGGCGCGCGCGGCGAAGGAAGCCGCCGAGACAGGCGGCAGCGCGGTCATTCGTGAGCAGCAGTTGCTGGCGGAGGAACTGGCGCGCGTCCAGAATGAGCGCATCCAGAACAACGCGAAGCTGAAGGAGGCCGCCGACCTCGAGCGCAAGCTCAATGCTGAGGTGGCGGCCGGCCGGATCACGCTGGCGCAGGCGAACCAGCAGTTGCAGGTGAACCAGGCAACGGAGGAGAACAACCGCAAGCTCCGCGCGCTGGGCGTCAACGACAACAAGGTGCTCGCGGCGTCGAACCGTGAGGTCGCCGAAGCGGTCCGTGCACGCCTGACGGTCGAGCAGCAGCGTGCCGCGCTGGGCATTCTGGAAAACCAGAACCAGACCATCCAAGCGCTTGAGCGCGAGATCGCGCTGATCGGCCAGAGCACTGCGGCGCGTCGGATCGAATTGGAGATCCTGCAGGCCAAGCAGCAGTTGGTGCAGCAGGGCATCCGGGCGGATTCCGCGGAAGGCCAGCAGATCATTGAGAAGGCGCGCCGGATAGGCGAACTGAACGTCCAACTCGACCAGACCCGGAAGGCCTATGACGGGATCAAGCAGGCGCAGGACTTTGTTGCCGACGGCTTTAAGAACTTTGTCGAGGAACTGATCACCGGAACCGATGGCATCAACGGCGCGCTGAAGAGCTTGGGCAAGGGCTACCTGTCCGCGTCGCTCGATGCGCTGATCAGCGGCAAGGGGCCGTTGGCCAGCATCACGGGCATGGCCTCGAACGATAACAAGAGCCAGGGCGGCATCTTCGGCTGGCTTGCTGGCCTACCCAAAGAAGTCGGCAAGGCGGTCCAACAGGGGTCGGAGAAGGGTAGCGCAGTCGGTGTTGTCACCGGCATTGACGTAGCGAGCACGAACGGCGGCGCTGCGGGCCTCTTCGGTATCGACAGCAAGCAACTCGCGGGCGGCCTTTCGGCGATCGCTGGCCTCGCGGGCGCCTATGGCACTGGCGCGGCCGCGGGCTCATTTGGCCAGGCCGTGGGCGGCGGCGCGATCTCCGGCGCCATGGCGGGCGCTTCGCTGGCGACGGGCCTCGGCATGGCCGGGAACATGGCGCTGCCGGGCATCGGCCTCGTGATCGGCGCGGGCCTCGCCTATTACGGGCAGCAGCAGGCCCGAAAGCAGGCGCGCGAGCAGCGCGAGCGGGAGGCGCAGGAGAACTACAAGAACGCCCAGCCGGCGATCGCAACGATGCGCTCCCAGCTTCGCGGTGATCCGCAGAACACGCTGAAAATCCAGATCGCGGAGGCCGAGGCCGCCACCCGCAAGCTGACCGACGTCATGTTCTTCGCGAAGAAGTACGACGAGGAGCGGGAAACCTATCTCGACTTCAAGAAGTACGAGGCCCGGCTGCTGAGCGAGTATCGCGACGGCTTCATCGGCATGATCCAGTCGATGGAGGCCGGTCTCGGCCCGAACTCGCCCTTCGCGCAGGCCAAGTCGGCCGTGGCTGATTTTGGCAAGGAGCTGCAGGGCTTCATCGAGAACGCCGAGACGGCATTCGGGCAGGGCACGCCTCAGGTGGACCAGGCGCGGCAGGCGTCGATCGCCTATGCCGTGTCGGTTTTGGACGGTGCCAAGTCGCTGACGCTGGTGCAGCAGCGCATGCAGGAAATCCAAGGCACTGGCGCCGGACTGGTCAAGGTGCTGGTCGATCTCGGCGTGGCGAGCGAGCAGGCGGGCGAGGCGGTCACCGCTGGCGTGGCGATGGCGGTCCAGCGCCTGCGCGACACGTTCGAAACCGATCTGCAGGCGAAGACGAACGAGGCGCTCGACAAGGGCTATCTGAACGATGCCCGCTCGCTGCTGCTGGAAATCCAGCAACTGGCGACCGACTCGCGCACGCTCGGCACGGACCCCGGCAACATCACCCGCTATTTCCAGGCGGCAGCGCAGAACCTCGTCGACGAGGCCAACCTCACGGGCGATGCCTTCGAGGAGTTCCTGCGGCTGTTTCCGGAGTTCACCGGCAACGTCGTGGCGGCCGGTCAGGCGCTGGAGGATGCGTCGCGCCGGCTCGGCTACATCGATCGGCTCTTCAACGCGACGAACGACACCTCGACGCTGGCCGGCCAGCTTGCGGCCTATGACCGGCAGGCGATGCGTGAGCGCGAGGAGGAGATCAGGCTCGGCGGGCAGTATATCCTTGAGCTTGAAGCCGCTCAGCAGGCCGAGCGCTTCAACATCATCCGCGACTTCAACAAGGCGGCGAACGACAACTACAAGCAGTCGCTCCAGCAGGCGCAGGACTATGTCGCGCGCTTCACCCGGTCGATCCAGGAATATCTGGACGGCCTGCGCGCTGGCTCCGACAGCCCGCTCTCGCCGCAGGCCCGTCTGGCGGCGGCTCAGTCGCAGTATAACGCCCAGCTTGCCTTGGCGCAGGGCGGCGACCGCGCCGCGCTCGACAGCATCACCAGCTACGCCAGCGACCTCCTCGACGCCGCCAAGGGCTTCTTCGCCTCTTCGACCGGCTTCCAGGAGATCTTCGCTCAGATCCAGAGCCAGCTTGGCGCGCTGCCGTCGCAGATCAGCGCCGAGCAGTTCATCGTCAACGCGATCGAGGCAGGCGCTGATCAGACGGTGGCCGCAGTCGATGCGATGAAGGTCACGCTGCAGTCGGCTGTCTCGTCGGGCTCGGCGTCCGAAATCGCCGCGGCGCTGTCGACCTATTTCAACCGGATCGACAGCAACACCAGCGCGTCGATCGACTTCAACGAGATGCAGGCTGCGCTCGGCGGAATGGCCAGCAACAGCCAGCTTCGCGACATGTTCACCCGTCTCGACAAGGATAATTCGGGCTCACTCGACAAGTTGGAGTTGATTAACAGCGCGACGGGTCAGGTGCGTGGCGCTGTGAACGCGCAGGACACGATGCTGAACGCCATTCAAGCTGCGACCGCGGCTTCGAACAACAACATTGCGGCCGGCAATGCTCTATCTGGTGACATCCGAAATCTCAGCATTCAGATGAAGGATTTTGGCAGCAACACCGCACAGAACACCCTAAACACGGCAGCGTCGCTGACCGTCTTGGCTGATATGCGCTATTATGCCTACGCCATGCACGCGATGATGCAGCAGCAAAACCGTGCATGGGGCCTAACCGCCACTGGAACGACGAGCCTGCCCGTCTTTGCTGACGGCGGCTACACCGGCCCCGGCGGCAAGTATGACCCGGCCGGCATCGTCCACAAGGGCGAGATCGTCTGGAGCCAGAGCGACATCAGCCGGTTTGGCGGCGTCGCTGCGGTCGAGGCTCTGCGGACGAACGACAACCTCGCGCTGCCCGCGATGCCGGTTCCGGTGATGGGCGGCGGCGACATGCGGGCCGTCGTGTCGGAACTGCGGGCGGTCAAGGCCGAGTTGGCCTCGCTGCGGTCCGAGAACAGCACCGGCCACACCCGCACCGCCAGCGCGGCGGCCACCGGCGCCATGCACGTTCGCGAGGGTGTCGACATCGTCGCCAGCAACACGGCTGCGGCTGCGCGGGCTGAGCGGCGGAAGGCGGCTGCGGCGTGATGGGACATCGGCATAACTTCGAACCCGCAATGCACGATGTCGCCGACGCGGCGGCATCACGATCAAGCTTGGGGCTAGGCATGAAAGCGACCCAGTCGGACCATGGACCAAGCATCCTCTCGCGTGGCACCAATGGCTACCAGATCCTAACCGCCTTGGCCCGGACGCAAGAGATGGCGCCTGTTCATCACATTGGCCCGAAAATCGAAGCCGACGCGGGCGCTGGTATGCAGAAGCATGGCCCTGTCGTGGTCGTGCAGATCAAGAACTCGGCCAGTGGTCGGGCGTCGATCCCTCTCTTGGCGGTTATCGACACTGGAGCGTCAATCTCAGCAATCGATACGGTTTTGGCTGCCGCCCTATTCGATGAAGGAGAGGGCAAGGCTACTTCTGCCATGCTGGCTACTGGCACGCTTGAGACGCGCGAGCTGCTTGCGGAGTTCACTGTGCCGCAAATCGACACGGTTCAGACCCTTACGATGATCACCATGCCGCTTGCTCAGCAGGGCATCCAAGTGCTGCTCGGCCGCGACTTCCTCGCCGACAAGGTCATGATCTACGACGGCAAGACCGGCCGCGTCACCCTCTGCCGCTGATCGCGCATCATGATCTACCTCGTCGAGATCGACGCCTATACCGGCTCTGGTGTGACGCGGCTCTATCTGAGCAGCGATGGGTTCACGACGCGCCCGACCGATACGCCGGCGAACACCTATTATGCGCCCCGGATCATCGATCCGGGCAACTTCGAGCGCAGCCTCTATGGGCAGGGCACGACGCGGGGGCAGAGCCAGGTCGGCGCCGGCGAGATCGTCTTCGCGTCGGGAGATCCCGGCAACGGCACGAACCTCGACGCCTGGCTCGGCTACGGGTTCGACGGCCGGGCGATCACGATCAAGCGGATCGCGCCGGGCGCTCCAATCTCGTCGGCGGTGACGCTGTTCCGGGGCTCGGCCGATCAACTCGTGTCAGACAACCCGGTGAGTGAGTTCCGGCTGCGTCTGCGCGACCGGCTGGCCGATCTCGCGAAGCCGCTGCTGACGACGCGCTATGCCGGCACGACGATCACGACCGGGCCGACGGCGGAAGGCAACGTTGACCTGAAGGATCAAATCAAGCCTCGGGTCTGGGGCCGCGTCTCGAATGTCCCCGCGACGCTCGTCAACGCCTTCGACCTGATCTACCAGGTTTCAAATTCGGCAGTCGCGAGCATCGCCGCCTTCGATGCCGGCGTGCCGCTGACCAATGGCGGCGACTATGCCGATGTGGCGGCGCTGCGATCGGCGACGATCCTGCCGGGTCAGTATGCCACCTGTCTCGCGCTCGGACTGTTCCGCGTCGGCGCCCAGCCCTTCAAGGGCGTGACCGCTGATGTCGTCGAGGGTGCGACCGCAGCCGATCGGACGGCGGCGCAGGTGGCGCGCCGGATGCTGCTGTCGTTCGGCATCGCCTCCGCCGACATGCCGACCGCGAGCTTCGCTGCTCTCGACGCGCTCAACGCGGCCGAGGTCGGGATCTATCTCAATAGCGAGGAAACGGCGATCGACGCCGTCTCCCGCGTGCTCAACAGCATCGGCGCATGGATCAGCCCGGACCGGCTCGGCGTCTTTTCTGTGGGGCGCCTGGGCCTTGCAAGCGGGACGCCGGTCGACGAGTTCGGCGAGCGCGAGTTCATCGGCGATCTACGGCGTCTGACGGTCGACGACGAGGGCAAGGGCATCCCCGCCTGGCGCACCACGATCCGCTGGGGGCAGGTCTACCAGGTTCAGGGCGACAACGATCTCGTCGGGCAGGCTACCACAGCCCGCCGCACGCTGGTCGCGTCGCAGTGGCGCGAGACCAAGGTTGAGGACGCCGCGGTCAAGGTCCGCCACCTGCAGGCGCCAGAGATCACGATCGACACCTGCCTTGCCTATGAGGCGGACGCGCTAGCGGAGGCCGCGCGCGTCCAGGCACTCTATGGCACCCGGCGGGATCGCTACCAGTTCACGGCGCACATTAGCGTCGCCAGCGCCTGCGACGTCGGTTCGGTCATCAGCCTGCGCACGCCGCGGCTGGGCCTCTCGGCCGGCAAGCTCTTCACCGTGATCGGCCGCACCGACGAGTACGCGGTCGACACCGTCACCCTGGATTGTTGGGGCTGAAGCACTCATGGCAGACAGCGATATCGTCTGCTCGGGGCTCAATGCCACGAGCGGGGTAGGCCAGGTCGTGCTGGCATGGACCGTCAGCGACCCTAACCAGGCGGGCTTGCCGTACCTGACGCTCGGCACCGTCGAGGTCTGGGCCGCGGCTGCGAACGATCGCGCCGGCGCGGCCAAGGTCGGCGAGGCGCTCAGCAGCTTGACGCATGCCGGCGTGCCGCCGGGTGAGACGCGGTTCTATTGGGTGCGGGCGCGCAATGCGTCGGGTCTCTATGGCGACTGGTTTCCGCTGTCGGCCACGGCCGGCGTCGCGGCGACCGCTGGCACGGCGCAGCCCGGCCCTGGCACGATCACCGATGTCGAGTTGGCCGATAGCGCGATCACGGCACCGAAGATCGCCGACTTCGCCGTCACGAACGCCAAGATCGCGAACGCGGCGATCGACAATGCGAAGATCGCCAATGCGGCGATCACCAGCGCCAAGATACAGGATGCTGCGATCACCACGGCGAAGATCGCCGACGCGACCATCACCGACGCGAAGATTGCCTCGCTAAGCGCCAACAAGATATCGGCATCGTCTCTCTCTGCGATCACGGCAGTCCTCGGCTCCGTCTATGCTGGCTTTATCACCGGCACCACAATCCAAGGCGGGGTATTTCAGACCGCTGGAAGCGGGCGTCGCGTCGAAATCAGCGAATCGACGAACGCGATCCAAGTATTCAACTCGGGCGGCTCGATCGTCGGTCGCCTAGGCCAGACCGTCAGCGACGAGATCGTACTGCGGATCGATGCGACTTCATCGGCAGCGGGCGCGCGCATTACCAACTCGGGTTCGGGCACGGCCCTCACGGTCGTCTCATCGTTCAGTGAAGCCGTTGTCGCGGGATCAAATAGCTCGGGACCTACAGGGTCATTCCAGCAGACGGGATCTGGACCTGGCGTCTACGGCCTCAGCGTATTGGGTGCCGGCGTCGGGGTTTTCGGACAGAGCGGTCTTTGGCGCGGGGAGGTCGGCAAGCCGAGCTATGCCTTCTATGCACTCTACGGCCCCTATGGTCCGTTCACCGGCGCGCACGACGCGCTGATTTCAAAGCTTGCGCTTGTCGAACCCGGCGACATCGTCGTCGACGTAGCGATCCTCGCCCGGCAGGGCGTCAGCGACACCCTTTCCGAGGTTGCGCCCTCGACCGCCCGAGGGCAGCGGGCAGCTCTCGGCGCGGTCGCTGGGCGATATCCGCTCCAACAGACGGACGGCCTTGCGGCAGCCGATGGCGAGATCGGCGATGCGCTAATCGACCGCTTCGATCGCCTGACGGTGAACTCGCTCGGCGAAGGTCAGATCAACGTCTGCGGGCGCGGAGGCAACCTCGAGGCCGGCGACCTGATCTGGTGCTCCGACTTGCCCGGCAAGGGCGAGCGCCAGCCCGACGACATCGTGCGCTCGGTCACCGTCGCCAAGGTCCGCGAGCCGGTCACCTTCGACCATCCTGATCAGGTCCGCCTGGTTTCGTGCATCTATCTGGCGGGCTGAGTATGGCGCGGGTTCTGATCCTTTACGACAACGCAGCCGACGCCGGCACGCTTTCGGGCGGCTCGTGGTCGCTGCCGCTCAGCTACATGCAAGACCCTCGGCCGACACGCAGGGCGCGCTCAACCAGCCTCGACCTTGCCAACACCACCTTCAGGATCGCGCTGCCGACGGTGCGGACGTTCAAGGCGCTCGCCTTCGGCCCGACGAACTTCACCAGTTCGGCGCGCTATCGGATCAGGGCCTATTCCGACGCCGACTTCACCATGGAGACCTATGATAGCGGATGGACCGACATCGGCATCCAAGCCGTGCCGTCGCTCGATCTGGCGTGGGAAGACCCGAACTTTTGGACCGGCGTGCAGCCGATCGACGACCCCGACAATGCCGGCATCTTCGTCGTTCACCTGTTCGAGGAGGACGAGACCGCGAAGAACTGGACTTTCGAGATCGACGATCAGGCTAACCCGGAAGGCTTTGTCGAGATCGGCCGACTCTTCATGGGCCTCGGCTGGCAGCCGAGCATCAACTTCTCCGCCGAGAGCAACAACTTCCGCTTCATCCCGAACACGACGGTCATGAAGTCGCTGGGGGGGACGCCCTACTTCGTTCGCCGCAAGAGCGCCCGCTCGATCCTGCTGCCGTTCCCATACCTGCCCGACACCGAGGTCTGGAACGACGTCTATCGGATCCAGTCGATCAGTAACCTCGACAAGCAGGTGTTCGTCATCTCGGACCCTGACGACACGGTGAACCGCAACAAGCGGTCCTTCCTCGGCAACCTCGCCGAGCTCCCGGCGATCCAGCTTCTCACCGTCCAGATCGGCGACACGTTCGGCGCCTCGACTGCATTCGAAATCACGGAGGCCCTCTGATGTCCGACTTCACCGATGCCGTCGACCGGCTCGAGGATCTCTACAACGGCGGTAACTACAACGCCTCGACGAACCCCGGCGGCCTCGCGAACGACGGTCACCGCATCAACTTCGTACCTGCGCTGCAGGACGTCGCGACGATCGGTGCGGGCGTGGCTGATCTCGCCTCTTCGACCAGCACGGCAGCAATTGCGGCTGCGACTTCGGCGAGCACTGCGACAACGCAGGCCAGCATCGCGACCACAAAGGCGGGTGAGGCATCGACCAATGCCACCTCTGCCGCTGGCAGCGCTACCACTGCAACGACGCAGGCAGGCATCGCAACGGCCAAGGCAGGCGAGGCCGCCACGAGCGCGACTGCCTCAGCCGGTTCTGCGACTGCGGCGTCCGGTAGCGCCACGGCCGCTTCCGGGTCAGCATCAACTGCGTCCTCAGCGGCGACTTCGGCGAGCACCTCCGCCGGAACAGCGACCACGCAAGCCGGGATCGCCACCACCAAGGCCGCTGAAGCCGCCGCGAGCGCGGTTGAGGCAGCGGCGGCTGCCGCCAACCTGCGCGGCACCTCGACGACATCGGTCCCGATCGGCACGGGATCCAAGAGCTTCACGACGCAGTCAGGCAAGGCGTTCGCCGTCGGCGCCGATCTGCTCATCACCTCGGACGCCAGCCCGACGACCAACCTGATGCGCGGCCAGGTGACGGCCTATTCCGGCACCAGCCTTACGGTGAACGTCGTCTCGGTCGCGGGCTCGGGCTCCTACAGCGACTGGACGATCCGCGTCTCCGGCGCCTCGGGCTCGAACGGCGTCAACGGCTGGACGCCGGTGCTGGCGACCGTTACCGACAGCGCGCGCCGCGTGCAGCAGGTGATCGACTGGACCGGAGGCACGGGCTCCAAGCCGGCAACGGGGCTTTATGTCGGCGCGACGGGATTGACGGCGACGATCGGCGACGCGGTCGATATTCGCGGCGCAGCGGGTGCCGGCTCCGGTGACGTGCAGACCACGGGCGGCGTCACCGAAGGCAACATCGCTGTCTTCGCCGATGGCACAGGCGACACGATCGAGGACGGTGGTCCGATCCCGACGCTGTCCAGCCTTGGGGCGCAGGCATCGGATGCGCTTCTGACGGCGATTGCTGCCCTGTCGATGGTGTCGGGCAAGGGTATCGTAGGCAACGGCACCGACAGCGTCGAACTGTTCGACATCACGACGTTCATCCGTACCCTGCTCGACGATGTTGACGCTGCTGCGGCGCGCGCCACCCTCGGGTTGACGATCGGCACGAACGTCCAGGCGGCCGACGCAGAACTGACCGCCCTCGCGGGGCTCACCTCTGCAGCCGATAGTGCGCCATACTTCACCGGGTCCGGGACGGCGGCGCTGTTCACGCTGACGTCCTTCATGCGGACTCTGCTTGATGATGCCGACGCGGCCGCCGCGCGGACGACGCTAGGCATTGGCTCGGCCGGTACGCGCGCCGATGCCTATTTCGCGCTCGCCTCCCACACCCACACGGCCTCGGAGATCAGCGACGCGAGCGCCAATGGCCGCTCGATCCTCACTGCTGCAGACTATGCGACGATGCGGACCTTGCTCGGCCTCGTCATCGGCACCAACGTTCAGGCGCAGGACGCCGAGCTTTCGGCGCTCGCAGGCCTGACCAGCGCGGCCGATGCGCTGCCCTACTTCACGGGCTCGGGCACAGCCGCTGTCACGACGCTCACCTCGTTCATGCGCGGCCTGCTTGACGACACGACGGCCGCTGCCGCGCGCACCACTCTGGGTGTCGCCATCGGAACTGACGTCCAGGCCTATGACGCCGGCAACGCTCCGGTGAAGGGCAAGCAGGCGATCCCGCTGCCGGCGCCGTCCTGGGTAGCGCGCACGACAAACGGCGCGGCGACGTTCTCGACCGAGCTTGCCACGAACGACGTGATGATCCGAGGCTATGACTTCGACACGTCGACCGCCGAGGCCATCCAGATCGCTTTCCCGTTCCCGAAGCAATGGAACGAGGGGACGATCACCTTCCGCGTCTTCTGGACAGCGGCTTCGGGCTCTGGCGGTGTCGCATTCAGCCTGCGCGGCCGGGCGGCGTCTGACGACGACGCCATGGATGGATCATGGGGCACCGCGATCACGGTCACCGACTCCCTCATCACGGCGAACGACATGCACGTCTCGGCCGAGAGCGCAGCAGTCACGATCGGCGGCTCGCCCGCCGTCGGCGACATGATCTTCCTGGAGCTGCAGCGCGAGGTTGCCAACGGCTCCGACACGTTGGCCGTCGATGCCCGCGTGATGTGCATCGAAATCTTCATCACCACCGACGCGGGAACAGACGCATGAGCCGCCACGCCCTTGTGAAAGACGGCGCGATCCTGGAGTACCGGGACGAAGCACCGAACCGTGACCAGACCAAGCTCGCAGCCGGCAAGCCACGCCTGCTGCCGATCGTGGTTGAGGATCGGCCGACTTATGATCCCGCGAAGGAGACGCTGACCGGCCCGACCTATGTGGTCGAGGCGACGCGCGTGATCGAGCGCTATACGGTCACAAGCAAAACGCTCGCCGAGCGGAAGGCGCAGATGCTTCGGCAGGTGTCGGACCTGCGCGATAGCAAGCTCACTGCCGGCTACGCGCACGACTTCGGCGCCAAAGGCGTCCACCTTTTGCAAACCCGTGACGCAGACGACAAGGTCAACTGGCTCACTTCGCAAGCGGCCTATTCTGCGGCCGTCGCACAAGGTGCTGGGGCCGTGCTGGGTGCGGAGTTCCGCTCTGCCGACAACAAGACTTTCACCGTCAGCTATGACGACGGGCTCGCCGCCCTGCTCGCCATGGCCGCATGGGGCAAGGCGATCTATGGCCGCTCCTGGGAGTTGAAGGACACGATAGAGGCAGCCGCCACGCACGCCGCGCTCGACGCCGTCGACATTGATGCCGGCTGGGAGGCCTGAGCCGTGCTGATCGACCGCAAGATGCGCCGTCGCATCGCTGCCGTGACGGGCCTCACGCTGGCGTCAGCGCCCGCCCTGGCATTGCCTGCGCGCCCCGCGTTGATCCTGCCGCCGGCCTTGTCGGAGAAGGCGGAGATCGCCGGGCATCGCCTCGGCATCCGCGACTACGAACTCGCCATGCTAATGATGGCGAAGATGATGCCAGGCGTGGGAGCCCAGGGCACCGGTGGAGGCGCGAGCGCCGCGGGCGTCGATATCCAGCTTGGAACTGCCTCTGACCTTGATGCGCTGAGTACGACCGGCTGGGATCTGCTGATCGCGAAAAGCCGCGCGAACGCAACCGATTGGGTTTGGCGGGATAGCGCGCGAGGAATGAGCAAGCGGCTCGCATCGAACACTCAATCTGCAGAAGCTTCGTTTTCAAGCTACGCCACGCACCTATCGTCCGGAAACGCGGTCCTGTACCGCTTCAAAAACCTCCCTGGCGTTCTCAGCGTCGTATCCTATACAGGGACGGGGTCGCCACTTACCGTGGCCCATGCCCTGGCATCAGTGCCGGGGATGATGATCATCAGGCGCTCTGACGGTTTGGCGGACTGGCTCGTCTACCACCGCTCGCTAAGTGCCGAAGGGTATCTCTACCTCAACACGACAGCTGGCTACACAGCAGGCCCGTATTCGGGCTACTTCAATAACACTTCTCCGACTTCTTCCGTTTTTTCGGTCGGGAACGATTCCTACGTTAATGCCAGCGGTGCAGCGCACATTGCTTACGTATTCGGGCACGATACGACATCAACAGGTCTGATCCAGTGCGGGACATTCACGACGAACGGATCTGGGGTTGGAACGTTTGCGACTGGCTGGGCGAACGGAGCCCAGCTTGCGCTTATTCATAATGTGGCGACCAGCGGGCCTTGGGAGCTTTTCGATACTGCTCGAACCCCAACTTTCAGCGGCAACGACGCGAGAGTTTCGATGAACAGTTCCGCTGCTGAGGACAGTGTTGCGCGCGTTTCGCAGTCAAGCGGTACGCTGACATTTTCAGGCCTCAACACCTCTGAGCAGTATATCGGGGCCTTCATTCGGGCGGCTTAGCACGAGCCTTCCTGAAAGCCGCCGCCACCAGGACATCCCCATGAAATCGCTTGCCGCCCTCGTCCTGGCGCTGATCGCGCTCGGTATCACCTTCGTGTGGGCCATGAGCAGGCCGTTCCCGAACCTCTAACATCACCGGAGCATCCCCATGAAACACGCTGCCCTTGGGCTGGCGCTGCTGGCGCTTGCCTCTGTCCTGTCGGCCTGCGGCCCGGCGGGGACGATCCTCTACTGCCTCGCCGTCGATGGCGATGCGAACCGGAAGTGCCAGTGATGCGCGCGCTCATGTGGTTGAGCCTCGCGCTGATGCTCGCGGCCGGTGCGCCGGCTGTGAAGGCGCATAGCTTCTACTCGCAATTTTGCTGCAACGATCAGGACTGTCAGCCGATCCCGACGCGGGCGGTTCAGGTCACGCCGCGCGGCTACCTTGTCACCCTGCGCCCGTCAGACCACAAGATGCTCAGCGCAGAGCCTGCGCCGGTCCAATACCTCGTGCCGTTCTCCGAAGCCAAGGAGAGCCCAGACGGCGGCTACCACGCCTGCATCCTCCCGTACGCGCTGACGACGATGCGCTGCCTGTACGTGCCGCCTGCAGGCTCCTGACCCTTCCCACATCGGAGCACACCATGGACACGACCGCGATTCAAAGCGCGCTGTCGAAGCTTGGCTTTGCGCCGGGCGCGATCGACGGCCAGTGGGGTCCGAAGACACGCAAGGCGCTGACTGCCTTCCAGCGGGCCAAGGGCCTTGGGCCTGACGGCATCGTCGGGCCTGAGACGATCAGGGCTCTGCAGGCCGCCTTGGGCGATGGCAAGCCGCCTCCGCCGCGGGGGGTGGTCTATGGCATCGTCCCGCCGGACTGGATGCCTGAGGCGCGGATCGAGCGCATCATCTTCCACTGGACGGCCGGCAACCACCGCGCTTCAAGCACCGATCGCGAGCACTATCACATCCTGATCGAGGCCGACGGCAAGCTCATCCGGGGCGTGCCGTCGATCTCTGGCAACGGCATCGGCGGCAGCGGGTTGCGGGCCAGTCACACGCTCAACTCGAATACAGGCTCGATCGGCGTCTCGCTCTGCTGCATGGCCGGCGCGATCGAAAGCCCGTTCAAGCCCGGCAAGGCGCCGATGACGGCGATCCAGTGGCACACGCTGGCGGACGTGCTGGCCGAACTCTGCCGACGCTACGACATCCCGGTGACGCCGAAGACGGTGCTCAGCCATGCGGAGGTCCAGGCGAACCTCGGGGTTCGTCAGAGAAACAAGTGGGACGTCAGCCGTCTCGCTTTCGACCCGTCGCTGGTCGGCGCCAAGGCCTGCGGCGATGCCATGCGCGCCATGGTCGAGGCTCGGGTCTGATGTCGGGGATCATCGCCTTCCTGACGACCGGCTGGGGCAAGCGCATCGCCGGCTGGGCCGCAGCAGCCCTCGGCATTGTCATGCTGCTCCTGAAGGTCCGCAGCGCCGGCAAGGACGCCGCCAACGCCGAACACGCCGCCAATGACCTGAAGGTCGAGAAGGAGGTCTCCCATGCGAAAGATCGGATGGCTGAAGAGGTCGGCCGCGGCCCTGACAGTGGGGTCACTGACCGCCGCATGCGCGACGGCTCCTTCTGAGCCCACGCGCCTCGCCCTGCCGCCGCTGGTCTCCTACTCCCCGGAGCAGCAGCGCAAGGCCGCAGACGAACTTGCCGCCATCAGGCCGCAAGCCCCGACCGTCGGCCGGATGATCGACGACTACGGCAACCTGCGCGCCGCGATCCGCGCCGCTCGACCATAGGACTGAGATCGATGCACGACGGATTCTGGGCCTGGTTCCTTGGCGAGAAGGGGCAGATCGCCATTGCTGGCGCGCTGGGCGGAATCGTCCGCTGGCTGTCCCTGCGCGAGGACTGGAAGAGCGGCATCATCTCGATCACGGTCGGCGCCATCTGCGCGCTCTACCTTGCCCCGCTCGCGATCCCCACGATCGAACCATTGATCGGCAAGATCGTTATTGATGCAGCGAGCCGGGCCGGCTTCTCCGGCTTCCTGATCGGCATCGGAGGGATCGCGGTCTCGGGCTTCGTCATCGATCTCTGGAAGGCGCGGACCCGTCAGGTCAAGCGCGACAAGGAGAGCAACCCATGATCCGCCTCGCCTGCATCGGCTATGCCTTGAAGCGCGCCGGTCTGGTGATGATCGGCGGCTTCGCCATGATCGGGGCCTTCGCTGCGGCGATGATCGCCGGGCCCCAGGTTGAGCTCCGCTTCGCCCCGCCGATCGCCGTCTGGGAGATCGTGAACGCCAAGCGCGAGGGCAACTTCATGACGTGGTCGGTCCATGTCGACAAGCTCCGCTCCTGTCCGCCGCAGATCACATGGCTGGCGCAATGGGGCAAGGAGCGTCGCATCCTGCCGGGTGTGCTGCTGGACGGGACGCCAGCCGTCGCAGACCGAATGATCGCCCACGCCGGCGAGAGCCTGATCATCGGCCCCTATGAGGCCCCCGTGCCCAAGGGCTGGGAGGACGCCGATTCCATCCTGATCGACGCCTCCGTGAAATACGACTGCGGCTCGCCATGGGCGCTGCCGACCCTCGACATTCGCGGCGCCAAGGTTCGGTAGCCGCTAGGCTCAGCGCCGCTCGAACAGTTCGACGGCTATGACGGGGCGCTCGCCTGCACCGAACTCGACGATGGTGTAGTGCCGCATCTCGACCTTGATCCCGCGCTCGGCGGCTGCTTTGACGGCGTTGTTGAGTTCGACCACGCACTCCCTGACGCGGTCTGCGATGTCGTCCTTGTGGGCGGGCGCGTTGGTCATTGTCGGCTCTCCATGATGAACGAATAGGGCGCGAGCCCTGACGAGATCCTGCCGGGCTCTCTCCGGTCGGATGCCGAGTGGTTCGTGGTGACACGCTCCGCTCGTTTTTGAAGTCCCCTGTATACCACTCAGCCGCCGGCTTCCTTCGGGAGGGCCGGCGGCTTTTTTCGTTTCAGGCCCCCGTCTCGCTCTCCTGCGACCGGGAGCGGATGGCGGCGGCGATGTGCCGAGCCGATGCCGCCGCGCCTGCTGACCCCGCATCGTCGTAGTTTCCGCAATCGCAGCCAAAGCCCTCGCACTCGCAATATCCCGTCGTTTTGTCGGCCGCGATCTGCGCGCACCGTTCCCTTTCCTCCCGTCTCGCCCGCTCTAGGGCAGGCTGGAGGAGGGCGAGGGCAGCGCGGGCCTCAGCTAAGGCTTGCGCGACGTTTGGGTTCCATTCAGATTCGCGCCAGTCAGTGACGGCGCATCCGCCGCGCGCCAACATCAGCGCCCTCGCGATTTCCTCCTCCCCGATCTCAGACATCGGCGGCGTCCACAGGCGCTTGGCTATGCTGGACCCCCGGCGAGAATTTGTAGTCGTCAAGGCTGGCAACGAAGCGTAGCGCCATCGCGGCTGTCTGGATCGCTTCCTTGCGGAAATCGGCCAGCGTCGATTTGTGGGGCTCGTAGGTCAGTTGCAGCGCCTCCTTCGTCAGCTCGCCGAACTCCTCGCCAAGCACGGCGATCGCATGGAGCGGGTCTGTCGGCCACGTCGGGAATTTACGCATTGCGCGGGCGACCTCCGCGATGATCGGGTCGAACGTCTCAGACATCGGAAGCCTCCGGGGTGGGGTGGGAGACGATCGCCGTCTCGGGGAAGATCTGCACCGGCCCGTTGCCGCCGGAAACCTGCGCCTGAATAGCATAGCCTCGGGGCGTGTCGCGGGTCGAATACCACCCGACGATCTTGCCTTCCCACCACGACCCGCTCTTCTTGCCGACCATGTCGCCTTCGCGGAAAGCCCAACCGACAGGAAACGCCACCGGCTCCGCGCTCCTGGCGGCTTCCAGAGAGGCGAGACGGGAGAGCGGCACTGCACCTGGGAAAGGCTTTGACCAAATCGAGGTCTGGTCATCCCGGCCCGCACGCAAGAGGTCGAGATCGGCGGGGTTGACCCACCCAACTGCACCCACCGCAACGGGCTTGGCGGCCTCGTATGCTTCAACCACAGCTTCGACAGCCGCCCGCATGCAGTCGCGATGCGTGGCGTGGAGCCCCTGCGGGTATTCGTTGAGGGCGGCTTCCAGCAGCGCGTCCATCGCGGGGCTCTCAGGCTTCATGGGGTTGATCCTTAGTGAGGGCTTGGCGGGCTACGAAACCGCAGTAGAGGCGGTCTTTCTGTTCTTCGCCCGGTAAGCAGTCGCAGTTGGCGCCGTCGCACGCGTAGAACGCCAGCGCCTCGGACAGCATCTTGATCCTCGCCTGTGCGGCGGTGAGGGCGGTGGCGGCTTCGCGCAATTCGCTCGCGGATACGGGGCACACTTCGGGCCAGTCGGCCGCTTCCCGCAACCGCTCCACCAGCTTCTCATTCTCCGACATCGTTCGTCTCCTGGGTGAGGGCGCGGGCGATAATCTCTGGCGTCGTGTCCGCGCTGTGCTCGACGGTGACGCCCTGTGACAGCAGGAACTCGGCGGCCGCTTCGCGAACGACAGCGCGTGTCCAGCCTTGGCCCGATTGCATGTGAACTAGCTTGGCGATGAACGCGAAAGCCGCGTCGCACTTGGCTTCGGCGGCGGGGGCGCGGCGTTCGGTCAGAGCGACAAGGCGAATAGGGGCTGGCACTTCGGGATACAGTGGCTGAACCTCTGCGCGCGGCCACCTCTTTGTCGTCGGAACCCCGGCCGCCGTCGCCACGATGCGCCACGGCAAATCGGGCTCGAACCGCCAACGCCACGCTACTGCCACCGGCGCGTTTTTGGGGCCTGTCGCCTCGTCCCGCTCCACCTTCAACCGATCCCGCTCCTCTAGGAGGTTGCGAAGAGCGCGGGCTTCTTCCTGCGATGCGACATGAAAGCCGTCGCCAAACCGGCTAGAGCCGACCTCCCGCACGCACCACATGCCGAAATAGCCTTCGTCCTGAAAGAACTCCCACCCACCGCGCACCGCGCCGGATCGGAGGGCTTCTTCGATCGAGGTGGTCATGAGTTGCTCCTAAACTGCTGCGCCCGAATGAGGCGTTGCTTGCGGTCGAGCAGGCGCGTCCACCGGACATTCCAGACCGGCTGCGCCACAAAAATGCAGTCCTTCCCCAGCACTCGAAACGGGAAGGTCCAATTCGGCTCCAGCCGAAAGATGCGCTGCTTACGCGCAACCATCACTCCCTCCCCTTCTCGGAGAGGGCGGCAAGGCCGGGGGCAGGCAGGCGCTCATGAGCGATACGGATCACTCCATTCTTCCGGTAAACGGTCATCCGGGTGGGTATCGCCGCGCGCCAATAGTCGCGTGCAAATAACAATTCCCACGGCGCGCTAATGGGCATCAAAGACGCCGCCCGAACCAAGGCGGGGGCCGCGACCACCCCGGTCAGCCCCAAAATGAGAGCCCGGCGAGATAGGATCAGCTTCTCGCCCATCACTCGCTCTCCGGGTTGGAGAGGGCGGGCGGGGCAGGGAGCGGCATCCAGTGGGTGGGGATGGTCGAAAAATAGCGGACTGGTGAATGCCATAGGTTGAGCATCATGCTCATCCACGGGTTCTCGATGAACGCCCGCTCGCCTACGAACTTCGCCACCCAAGAAGCTTGAGCAACCCCGTTTGTCACAAGGACGTAGGTTCCATCCTTCGGCGCCGACTCAATCGGCTGCCATCCCGTCAGCTTCGTCTCGCTCATGTCAGTCTCCTTGCGCGCGCCCATCACCGTCCCCCGCTCTCTGTGCCCATAGGGGGGAGGGGGCCTGAAGGGCGGGACAATCCCTGCGATTCGCCCCGTAAAACCGTGGCGTGCGTCGGGACCGAATTTGCCGCTATGTTGTTGTCAGACCTCAAATGCTCCGTTTCGGGCGAGGCCTCCAAGCACCTTTTCATGCACTGATTTCCTTGCGTTTTTCGGGCTGATTGTCCCGCTCGGTTTCCACCCCCTCGGACGGCGGGACAATTTCGTTCCCGTTCTCACCCTTCCCGAGGCTGATCTTGGCGGCGCCGGACCCCGCCAGGCGGCGACGATTCGCCTTCCTGGTGTAGAGCGCGGCCTGCTTCGGCGAGTTCCACCCGAACGTTGCCATGAGCTCGTGCTCGGTCGCGCCGTTGTCAGCGGCGATCGTCGCGCCGGCCTTTCGCACGCCATGGCTTGAGCAATGCTCTAGGCCGATCTTGTCGCACCACTTCCGCATGCGCTGGCCCAGGCCCTTCACCGAGAACGGCTTGTCCCACTCGTTGATCAGCAGGTGCATGTGGCCCTTGCGCGAGACACGCACCGCGTCGATCGCGCGCTGGAGTTCCGGCGCGACCGGCATGTCGACCTCGACGCTGTTCTTCTGCGCCCGAAAGCTGATCCAGCCCTTACTGATGTGCTGACGGCCCATGACGGCCGCATCGGACACGCGGACGCCGGTGTAGAGCATGATGCACAGACAGAGATGCGCCATGGTGCCGACCGGGTAGTGGTCGAGAAAGCGATTGATCTCGGCCTCTGTCCAGGTGTGGTGCCCGTTCGTCTTCGACGGCAGCCGCGCAACGCCCTCGACCGGGTTCTTCGTGGCGTGCTTGTATTCGATGGCGAAGGTGAAGAGGTGGCTCATTGCCTTCAGGAAGGTGTTGGCGGCTGCCGGCGTAGCCGAGCGCCTATCCCGCGCCTTCCTGATCTCGTCTTGGGTGACGTCGGCCACGCGGACGTCGGCGGCTGTCTTCAGCATGACCTTCAGGATGTTGCGCCGGGCGCCCTGCGTCGCCGGCGCCAGCCCCTTGAAGGCAGCGCTGCGCAGATACTCGTCGACCAACCATACCATGGTGCCGCGGCTGTTCGCTTTGGCGACGGCGCCATCCGGCTGGCGCGGCACGGGCACGCCTGAGATGGCCGCCTGATAGGCGCTCATGAAAACGGGGTCGCCCAGCTTGCCGGGCAGACGGATTTTCTTCTGGCCGGGCAGGCGCAGGTAATAGCGGACCAGCCCTTCCGAGCGGTCGATGGTGACGTGTTTCAGTCTGATGTTCGCCATGAAGCACATTACAGCACGATCTCCCGCTTCTGCGGCAAGGCCCCTGCATCCAAGGCGCCGGCGTCTTCATCGCCTGGCAGCATGTCGAATGCCCGGTCCAGCGCCCGGATGTCCCAGACGCGCCGACGGTCGATCTCCTTCGCCTTTGGCATGCGACCGTCATCCACCATCTCGAGGAACTTGGTGACGGACACGCCGATGTAATCTGCCGATTCAGCGCACGACAGACCGCGCCGTGGTGGCGATGGTCGGCGTGCGCCGTCGTCGGGCGCAAGCATCGGCGCGCGCGGCATCTCAGGCCTCCTTCCCGAGATGCTTCAGGACGCGCTTGGCGGCCCAGATCATGGTCGAGCATGTCGCTGCGGAGCCTTGCTCGCAGTGGCAACCGGCCGAGTGGACAGCGCCGCAGATCACATGCGCGAGCTTCTCCTCCGCCGAGAGATAGCGGTTGGCGTTGGGGTGGCGAGCGTGGATGATGCGGCGAGGGCGGCGCATGTCAGGCCTCCGCCTTGGGCGCGGGGCGCGGCTTGCACCAGTCGCATGCGCGCTCGCATTCGTCGCATCCGCTCTCGGGATCGACGCACGCGCACTCGTCGAAGCACGAGTAGACCACGCCGTCGCCGCCGCAGTTCGGGCAGTCGTCATCCTCAGGGCCATGATCGAAGTCGTCTACGACCAGTTGGCAGTTGATGCCGCCGCATTGCGAGCACTCGGTATGCGTCAGCGCCGCCAGTGGACCGCGCCATGTGACCGTCGGGGAGTGGCATCGGCTGCAGATCATCCCTCAGCCCTCCGCCTTGGGGAGTGGCGGGCTGACATCCTTCGCGCTGTCGGCGAGCATCTTCGTGCCGTTCATGTAGATGCGGACGCCGTTGAAAATCTGCTTGGCGAGCATCGACCTGGCGATGGCGTCGTTGACGCTGATCTCCCCCTTACGAAGCTGCTCCAAGTCGTTGACGAGCGACTTGATCACGGTGTCGAGGCCAAGCTCATTCGTCACTGGCGCCGATTCATAGTCACGCGCGGGCATGCTTCTGCCTCCAGTTCTGTTGGGCCGCTTCGCTCCGGATCGCTTCGCTCAGAGCGATGCCCCGGATGACTTCGCGCCGATCGCGGAATGAGCCTGCGGACTGGCCGCGCCCATTGCCGCCGTATGTCTGCTCGCACCAGCGGCAGAGAGGGGCCACCGGGTCGAACCGCCGCCCGGCAGTCCACCGCATGCAGACTCGTCTCAGGCAGATGGCGCAGTCGAAGTCTCGATCGGCCATCCCTCAGCCCTCCGCGTCGATGTTGCGGCGCTCGACCGTGAAGCTGTAGGCGACCACCCACGGGTTGGCCGCCCATGCGCCGGCGCCGTTGATGTGATCCCAGAGATCCCGATAGCTGGCGCGCGCATCGATGAAGCCAGCGTCGTCCATCGACGGCTGACCGTGATGATAAGCGTCGAGACTGCCGCAGCCCGGCGGCCCTTCGTGAACGATGCGCGTCGCGCCCTCCGCGATCGCATCCTCCTCGCTGATGTCCTGCAGCCGCTGGACGCGGACGTCGGTGACGGTCAGCGTCATCCTGCTCGCCGAGCGCGGCATGAACCGGCCGAGCCGCTTGTGCCAGCAGACCGTGCCAGGATCGGCATTGTGCCGGCCGAGCCGGACCTCGCCGGCGGGCTGGTCGAAGGCGATCACGTCGTCGGCCGGGACGAAGCCCCATTTCTGCCGGCCGCCCTTGGTCTGCGCGCCGTCGACCGGCGCCCAATGGCCGCGCTGGTAGTAAGATTCGCGGACCCAGAAGCGGTCGCCCGGGATGACGCCGATCTCGCGTCGGCGCCACTCGGCGTTGCCCGGGTCGAGCACATAGCCATCGGTCCAGCCCCCGTCGAAGAGCGAATTGCGCCCGCGCGGGATGATCGTGCGCCTGGTCTGCGTCTTCGTCCCGGCGCGGAGAGCGGCCACCATAGGCGCGCTGAAAGGGATAGGGCGATCGGTCACAGCAGCCTCCCGGCCTGGTCCTCGGCATCAGCCTTGGCGCGATATTCGGCTTCCATCTCCTCGAAGATGGCGATCTGGAACTTGGCGTCGGCCTCCTTCATCCGCTGCTCGGCCACGCGCTGGGCGTAGACGCGCCGGCGGAAGCCGAGCTCGCGGTTAAGGGCCTGCTGCTTCTGGCGGGCGGTGAAGGTCTCAGTCACGGGCGCTGCGCTCCATCGCCTTCTGGATGTCGGTTGAGAGTTGCTGGTCGGCGGCCTCGGCGAAGAGCCGGCTGTAGGACCAGGAGCAGTCACGGAACTCGCGGCCGTCCTCGAAGTCGGCGAGGATGCTGGCGATGCAGTTCGCGATCGACTTGTCCTCGTCGTTTTGGATGGTGAAGCGGCCGAAGGCATCGGAGACGCGATAAGCGCCGTCCGACCAGTCCAATCGGGTCTGGCTCATGGCGACGGCGAGATCGAGCCGCTGGTCCTTCTTACGAAGCTCCTCGAGCACGTCGGACCATTCGGCCTCGCGGTCGAGCCCGTAGCGCAGGACGATCTCGGCGAGTTCGACGTTCGCCAGCTTCTCCTGGCGCCGGCGCTCTGCCTCTTCGGCCTGCGCCGCCGCGATCTGCTCAGCCTCGTTCTCCGCCTCGGCGGCGTAGGCGTCGTACCGCTCCTTCAACTGCTGATAGGTGCGGGTGGCCTGCTCGAACCCGTCATAGGTCCGGCACTCGCGCTGCAGGTCTTGCACCCATCCGGCGTCGCGCGTGACGCGCTTCGGGAAGCGGGACCGGCTCTTCGCGTCAATCTCCGTGACCTTGGCCGGCATACCGATCTCAGCCATCAGCGCCTCGACGCGGGCCTTGATCGCGGCGTTCTGCTGCATGGCGATCAGGTTCGCCGCCGCCTGCGCCTCGTCCTTGGCGCGAGCCTCGGCCAACTGCTGCAGCGCATAGGCAGCCGTCCGCTTCTTGCTGACGGTGCCGAAGCGGTTGGCCTGGTCCTGATAGCTCGACGGCGTGGACATGCACTTGCCGATGGCCCAAGCGGTGATGACGGGCTGGATTTTCGTCTCGCTCATTGTAGGGTCTCCCCGCGCTGATGCCGCATGAGGCCGGTCATGTCCTGACGGATCATGTCGCCCATGATTTTCGTTGCCGCAGCCGTCGAGCGCTCGATCTGCGCTTCGTCAAGCAAGGCGCCGCCCTGAGCGTGCAGTTCGGTGAAAACCGCCGACAGGCTGGCGCCCATGATGACGAGCAGCACGAACGGATCCTTTTGGACATCGTCGAGCTTGGCGACCTTGTGCAGCGCCCTGCGGATGATCTCCTGTGCGCGCTGCAGATCGACGGTGCGAGATTGGCTGCTCATGCCGCGTCCCACCCGGCTTCGTGCGCGCGGCGGGCGGCGTCGAGAGCCTTGCGCGCCTCAGTCTCGCGCTGGCCGAGATGATCGCGCAGGGCGTGGCGCGTGCTGGCGAAGCCGCGATGCAGGATCGCCACGCCGCCGGCCGCCGACCATGCGCGCGTGTTCTTCTCGAAGTCGTCGATCAGGATGTCGCCGGGCGCGTGCATGAAGAGCGGCTTGTTGTGGCCGCCCATGACGGGGAGCACGGTGACGTGCGAGCCGAGATGCTCGTAGACCCAGGCGCGCTTCTGCTGCGCGGCGTTGGCGTAGTTGGTGCGGGGGCAGGCGGTGAGCACGATAGGCTCGAGGTGCGCGATCTCCCGATAGAACTCGATCGCGCCGGGGCAGGGCGGCATGTCCCGGAAATAGCTCGGGTGCGCGTTGATGGTCTGCCACATGGCGTCGTCCGCCATGCTGCGGTGGTCGAGGCCGAAGACCGCCGGGAAGTGCGCGTCGAAGTCGGCCATCACGCCGTCGAGGTCGAGATAGAGGCGGGGCTTCATGACGGCCACCTTTCCAGCGGTTGATCATTGCGGACGTAGAGGGGATGGCGCGGTGCGCCGCTGGCGGTTCGCCCCAGGCACCAGAGGGTGCGGCCCATGTCGCGGGCGTAGGCGACGACCTCGGCGACATGGTCCTTGTGCATGATGCGGAACCAGTCGGGCGCCCCGGAGGGCAGGGCACCCCATGCGCAGACGATTCGGTCGAACGGGATCTCGTGGCCGATTGCCTTGCGCATCTCGACCGTGTGCTTCTCCGGATCGGCGAGCGTGATGGCGTCGCGGATCGCGTAAAGCGCCTCGGGCCCAGCCGGGTCGGAGCCTTCCCAGAGCGAGCGCGGCGACGGCGAGCGGTGCGTGAACAGGTTCACGACATGCACCGAGCCCAGCCCCTCACGGCGCGCGAACGCCATGCAGCGGCGGATCGTCGGGTCGTCGCGCTCCGCATCCGCCGTGCTCGGATTCAGCATGATGAAGATCATCGCGCCGTGCTGCGCTGTGCGCCGCCAGAGCTGGCTTCGGAAGGTGCCGCAGGCCGAGATCTTCGCGCCGCGCGTGATCAGGAGGTCGCTCACACCGTCCCTCCATTGGCTTCGTGCTGCAGCATCCTGGCCTGATGGCCGAGTTCGATGGCGACCGCGGCGGCTTGCTGCGGAAGGACGGCGCGCAGGGCGGTGAGCTCGGCGGCGATCTCGGCGAGGCGGGCGTCGCGCGCGGCCTCGCCCTCGGCTCGCTTTTCGGCCGTCAGGCGCGTCTTGATCTCGCCGGCCGCTTTCGCAAGCGCGCCGCTGCTGTCGTAGTAGCTCGACTCGATGCGGACCCCGCGGACTCCGTCCGCGGCCGCATCCGGCAGCCTGCGCACGGTCTCGACTTGGTCGAGCAGCCCCTCGATCCGCTTCGCCGTGGCGAGGAAGGTGGCGAGCGCGGTCATGCGAAATCGTCCTCGCCTGAGTAGAACGCTTTCGTCGCCTGCCGCACGAGATCGTCGATCGCCTCGCGCAGCTTGCCGCCCGGCTGGTAGCCCGCGTCGTCGACCACTGACACGCGCAGCAACTTCCACTGCGCCAGCGTCATCGTCAGCGTGATCGTCGCCTCGACGTCGTCGGGCTTCGTCAGCTTCATCGAGGCCTTCATCTCTTGTCCTTCCTCTGGTTCGGGAACGGGCGGGACGGCCATGGCCGCTTCCGCTTCTTCGTCTCTGGTGGTGGCTTGCCTTCTGCCTTTGCGAGCAGCCGGCGCCGGAACTCTTCGCCGCCCCGGGGATCGCGCTCGAGGCGCTTCACCTTCGCGGCGTTTCCGACATCACTGCCGGCGGTGGTGGCGCCGCGTCCGCGGGTTTTGATGTCGTGATCCGCCTTCAGCATCGGGCGGATGTAGCGATAGTCGTTCGCCGGCGGCTGGATCTGACCGTGCTCGTCGACCGGGCGGATGCCGAGCGCCGGGAAATGATCGAACTGGATATGCCCACCCTCGATCGCTTCCTCGCTGAAGCCTGCCGCCAGCAGCGAACTCTTCAGTTTCACGCCGACCGGGATCGGCTTCCTGTGATCCTTTGCGCGCATCAGAACGGCATCCCGTCGTCGAGCAGGTAGGCGTGGCGCCGGTCGAGGCCGGGGATCACCTTGCGCCGCCGGCGCGCAGGCTTCGGCGTGTAGATCGACCGGAAGCCGTCCTCGCCCATGGCGCGGAAGAACCACCGATGCGACAGGATCCACTTGAAGGGGCCGACGCCAGCGATCCGCCACATACCGACGGGGCGCTCGGTGCCGTTCATCACGACCTGCTTGCGGGGAAGGCGGCTGCGGACGCGCATCACCGGCGCCCTCCGGCCTTGGCCGCCATCTCCGCCTTGTAGACGTCGACATCGAGCCCGAACTCGCCGAACACGCGGTCGAACGCCTTGGTGCAGAACGCCTGGAACTCCGCGTCGTCCATCTCCGCGATCGACTGCGGGAAGACCTGCATGCTGCCGTCCATCAGGCGGAAGCTGTCGGCGTAGCCGAGCTCGACCAGCAGCGCGTTGGCGAGAGCGCGCGAGTTGCCATAGTCGTCGGTGTTCTCGACCACCCACCCGAGGAAGCCCCAGAAGAGCCTTAGCTGCGGGTTGCTCTTGTCCCGGTCGATGATTGCGGTCACCTCCGCGCCCAGCGGCAGGCCGGCGTGAAACTCCGCGTCGATCGCAGCGACAGGCTCGTACCCGCCGCGCACGACGCGCAGGATCGTCACCGGCTTGTTCTGGGCGCGGCGGGCCATCGGTCAGCCGCCAGCCTGGGCCGAGCGGAGTTCTTCCGTCTTGGCCTTCCACAGCGTCCGCAGTTCCGCGCGGGTCTTGTCGTCCAGCTTGTCGCGGAGGTCTTCGTCGATGTACCAGCGCTTCTTGAGCGCCTCGATGTCGGTGGCCTCAGCGATATAGGCGCGCATGTACCTTTCGAGTTCGGGCGGCTCCATCTTCTCCGGCTTGACCGGCGCCGCGCTGGCGGACGGGCGATCGCCGGGGAAGTCGTCATCGACCGGCGGGCCGCGCTCCTCGGCGGAGACCGGGTCGGCGATCTTTCCGGCAGCCATTTCGGCCTCGGCGTCGGCCTTCATGATCCGCGCCTCGGCCTCTCGGAAGAGCTTGTCCGCCGGCGCGTGCTGTCCAGCCGCCTTGAGCTTTAGATAGGCCGCCTCGTTCGCTTGGGCGGCGGCATTCAGCGCATCGAGGCTGTCGGCCGCCGCGAAGTCGCGTTCGAACTTCGCCATGGCCGCGGCCGGGTCGACCGCAGGCTCGGCGCCCGGCAGCACCACCTCGTTCTTGACGATGACGTTGTCCTTCAGGACGAGGTCGGCGTCGGCGATGTCGCCATCAGAGGCCAACTCGCCGATCGTGGCGAAGCCATCGGCGTCCTTCGTGAACTTGCCGTCCTCGATGACGATGCGCGCATGCTCGAAGAGCTTGGCCCAGCCGCGGGGCTTGCGGCTCGCCTTGGTGGTGTCCTGCTGCTCCGCCGGCGCCGCGCTGCCGCTGGTGACCTTGACCGGCTCCGGAGCGGCGGCCTGCGGCTGGTCGATCTCGCCGTTGTCCGGGTCATGCGGTGGCTTCGGAGCGCGACCGGCCGGCTTGACCTCCGTGACGACGGCATCCTCGACCTTGGGCGGCGCCGGCGGCTGGCGGCGCGCGGGCTCAGCGACCTCCGGCCCCGCGAAGTCGGCATCGACGCGGCGCCCGTGCATTTCCTCCGCCGTCAGGTCGTTACCGATCTCCTCCGGGAAGGCCTTGCGCAGCGCGGCAGCCTCCGCGCACTTCTCGATCTGGCCGATCGGGCGGTCGGCCCACATGGAATTGGGGATGTCGAGCTTGCCCTGGCTGGCATAGCTCTCGAGCCAGTAGACCTTCGGTCCGACGAACTTGCAGGTGCGGCCGCCGAGGTCGCGGTAGACCGTCATGCGCGCCCATTCGGGGAACGTGACCGTGACGGAAACCTCCTCGGTCCCGACCTTCCGACGGTTCTCCCACTTGTCCTTCAGCGCGGTGAAGGTCTGCGTGATCTCCGGGCCGAACTCGGTCTCATCGCAGCCGGCATACTGCCCGGTGCGGAAGGCGGTGGTGCGGACCTCAGAGATGCCAGGCCAAACGGTTTCGACGAAAGCCCCGGTCCCCTCGGGGCCCGCCTTGGCATCCCACATGGGGACGATGTGAACAGGCTTCTTGAACGGGTCGAGCTTGCGCGCCTTGCAGTAGGACAGCGCCATGGCGACCGAGTCCTGCGTCTTGGCGAGCGGATATATGGCCTCGACCAGCGCCTTCCAGCCGCTGGCATCGACGCCGAAGCGCTCCTGCATAACGGGATGGTAGGGCAGGCGTGGTGGCTGGAATTGGGCGACAGCGTTCATGTGCGTGATGTCCTTCAGCGGTAGCGGTTGATCAGGAGGCGGCGACGCGCGGCTTGCCGTCGACGAGCACGCCAGGCAGGTGCGCGACGTTCGCCCTGACCTTGGCGCGAGCCACCTTCAGCAGGCAGGCTTTCAGGTCTGGATCCGCCTCGGCGGCAAGGAACGCGGCGAAGGCGGCGTCATCGCCGACCTCGACCTGCGGCGGGAGCTTGTGCTCTGTCATCTTGCGCGTTGCGCCGATCGAGACTGTCTCGACGACGACGGGCTCCGGCGCAGGTGGTGGCGGCGCGGCAGGCTCAGCATTCGCCGCGGCCGCAGCCGCAGCCTTGCGGGCATCCTCGGCGCGCCGCTCGGATTCGATACGAGCCTCTTCACGCAGCCGATCATTCTCCGCCTTGAGATAGGCCTGGCCCAGATCGTAGACCTGATCCTTCAGAAGCTTCGCGCCGGAGACGACCGGCTTCCACTTCTCAATGGCGGCCTTCCACGCCTTGTGCAGCGGGTCGCTCTCGGCGACGCGAGCCTTCTCCGCCTCGCTCTCGATCTCCTGGAAGTGGGCCTGATAGACAACGGTCTTGTCGGCATCCGCCTTCGTCGTCGGGCGCCAGCCCTTCGTCTCCGGCTTCCAGCCGATGCTCTTCAGCCATGCCAGAACTTCGGCCTCCAGATCGGCAAGCCGCTGCGCCAGAACCTGCTCCCTGGGCATGTCCTCAGGAGGCTGGTTCCCGCCGATGCCGTCGCGCTTCTCGACCGGCGTGCCATCCGGCCACATGCCGGTGCTGAGCGCGGTCTCGTAATCGGAATCGCTGACGGCCTTCAGCTTCGGCCAGCGGTTGGCGACGAACGACAGCCATTCCTCGCCATCGTTCTGGTCGATGTCGCGGCCCTTGACGGTCGCCATCCACACGCCCTTGGCCGGCTTGGCCTCGTCGGGCGCATAGAAATAGCTGGCGATCGGGATCGCGGTGCCGGCTGTGCCGTTCGGCAGGCGCCAGTATCCCGTGCTCACCTCGCTGTCGGGCTTCGGCGAGCCGCCGCTCTTCAGCAGTGCGGTCCAGACGGACCAGTCATTCGGGTCGGCGGCGTCGGTCATTGTGGTGTCCTTGTCGGAGGATGGCGGCTCTGAGCCGCTGTCAGGTCGTCGAACGAACGAGACCGTTGGCTTCCGTGATGTGGCCGGAGGCGATCTGGCGAAGCCGCCGCGCGATCTCGCGCTTGCCGTTGCGCTGGCAGCGGCTGACCCATTCGGACGGGTGCTGCTGGCGGCGTGACGCCTTCGTGCTGGTGGTGGATGAAGAAACGCCGTAGGCGCCAGCGATGCCGGAGGTGCCTGAAATCATACCCATCACGCGGCCGCCTGCTCAGAAGCCGCGGGGCCGGGCGCGGCCGGGCGGACGTTCGATGGCTTCCGGAACGCCTCGGCGCCTTCGCCAGGCGGGCGCATGTCGGCGTAGAGCGCCAGCACCTTGCCGAGCCGCATGACGTCGGCGCCGGTGACGACCTGCCGGCCGGAGAGGTTCTGCCGGGCCAGGGTGTCGGCATTCATGATGGCGGCGATCACGTCGGCGCCGACCGCGTCTTCCTTCTCGGAGGCGTTGCGGAGGAGTTCGGAGATGGTCATCGGGATTCCTTTCGAGGTGGTGGGTGGTCACTCGCCGGCGCGACGCGCGCGGATTTCGATGGTGGGGCGCTCTTCGTCGCCGGTGTCCCATGCGGGCTCTGCCGGCTGCTGCCAGACGATGCGCTTCGGGTAGAGCGCGCAGAGGAAGTTCCAGCCGACCCAGCCGACCAGCACCGCGCCGATGAAGGCCAGCGGCCAGTGCGAGGCGAGCACGGGCTCAGGGACGACCATGTCGCGGCCGCAGTCGCTGATCGGCGACGAGGTGAACAGGCAGGCCTGATGAAGCCGGATGGTCATGCTGCCTCCTCGGCGCGCGAAGGCACCGAGAGGGGCGCGCCATCGCGGCGTGCCTCATTGCAACGGTCATTCGCACCGCCGCCCCTCTCGATCTGGTGGCCGTCTCCGGCATCTCGTGCGAGCCGCGCCTGGACGATGGCCTTGGCGTCGGGCCCGAACTCTTGAATGGCAATCTCGGCGATGCGCTGCTGGCGCCAGCGGGCGCGGCACTCGGCGTCGTCAGCAGGATCGACCTGCGGCGACAGGCAGAGAAGGTCCGCCATCATGCCGATCACGCGGTCGTAGACGTGCTGGTGCGGGCTCATGCCAGCCACCACGCGCAGAGCAGCAGGATGAAGCCGAAGGCGAGGCAGAAGTTCGCGGACAAATCCCTGCCCTCTTCTTTGAGCATCCCGGCGCTCATGAGGACGAGGCCGCCCATGACGAGCAGGACGAACGAGATCAGCCCGGTCATGGCAGTTCTCCGCTGAGAGCTTCCTCGACGGCGCGCATGGCCGCACGGACCATGCTGTCCTGCTGGTCGATCGGAAGGATCTGGTCGTAGACGCCACCGCGCTTGGCGTGCTCGTGCACGAAGGCGATCGCGACCTGCAGAAGAGCGGGTGCGGCGCGGAACAGGTTCAGGTTCGCGACGCCTTCGGGATCAGGCTTGTCGCTGTCACGCGACTTGACGACCACCTGCGAGAAATCCAGCCACGAGGACCGGCCCAGCACCGGCTTGCCGGCGCCACGATTCGGCGAAGACAGGTACGCCACGCAATCCACGACGCGGACATCGAACGGCGCCGGGCTGTGCTTGATCGTGAGGATGCTCATGGCAGCACCAGATCGGCCATAGCGTCGCGCGCGGCATCCGGATCCGGCACGCGCTCGCTGTTCGCGAGATCGACCATCTGCTGGTAAATCTCGGCGCTGGCGTTGATCGCCTCGATCATGGCGTTCGAAGCCGGGCGGCGGCCGCCGGAGACGATGAAGACGCTCTCGATCTCCGCGGTGTCGGCGCAATAGCCGATCGGGTCGCCGGGATAGCCCGGCTCGAACGTGAAGCCGATCTCGACCTCGACGTCATCGCAGCCATACGGCCACGTCGTTTCCAGCGTGTGCTTGGTGGATGGCATCAGCCGCGAGCCTCCGCGTCCATGCCGGCAGCGCGGCGAATCTCGAGCGCCTTGATCGCGTCGCCGAGATCATCGTCGGTCATTAGGAAGTCGCGCTCGCCGCCCGGGAACTCCGGCGTCCGCACCAGAACGGTGATCTTCACGCCCGGCTTGAAGCGGGCGACGATCGCATCCATGTGCTCGGAGACCGCGCTCTGCGCAGCCATAAGCAGCGCTCTCGCGTCAGCAGCAGTCGTCTCGGATGGGGATGGCATTTGCACCTCGCGTCGGGAAGCGATGATGCAAGAGCTAGCGCATAAAAGATTATGCGTCAACGGAAGCGACAAACTTTTTATGCAGAATTATTCGATCGCTTGACTACGATCAGGATCGGCCCCAAAACGAGTCCGCCCCCGGGTCTGGAAACCCGAGGGCGGAAGATTCGGTGATGACAGCACCGAGCGCGAGGCCCAGCCGATATAGGCGAATCAGGCCTCAGACGCAAGATATTGCGTCGCTCGATCGTTCAATCCCCATATCTGCCGCTCTCGCCGTTCCAGCCGGTGGCTTTCAATGCCGCTGGCTCGCGATCCGTCGCGGGCGCTCCCAGCAGAAGCGGCGCGCGCGGGGTCGAGATCCTGAAGGTGCGGCTGGGGAAACTATAGGGATATCGGCGACCGCAAGGCGCCGGGGCAGCTCTGCAAGTGTCTCGTCCGAATTGACAGGCTTGTCGGAACTGTAGGGCCCCTGGCTTCCATGGTCTCAGACCATGGGGGTCGGGGGTCTTATGGCAGATGCAGTGCTGAACCGATTGACAGATCGGCGCTCAAAAAAAGGAAAAGGCTCAGATGGTTACGATGTCTGAGATTGATTCAGCGCAGACTGCGCTCGGCGGCTGGACGCGCGAGCAGATCGAGGCCTGGGGCGTCGCTTGGCCTCCGCCGAAGGGTTGGAAAAAAGCGCTCGCCAGCGGTCAGCTGCTGCGCTCGGCAGCCGTTCCCCAGCGATCGGCAAAGCGCAAGCCCAAACGCGACCAGCAACAGCACCTCGCCGAGATGCGAGTCATCAGGTCGCATTTGCGCAAGCACAGCATCAGCGACGAAGGCATCAATCTGATTGGCCAGATGCAAGAGATCATGCGCGCGGAAGGCATTTCCGGCCCGCCCGGCGGCATGGCGGGCGACAAGTATGCTATCCTTGGCTGGCTGGTGGCCATGCTGAAGGTTCGGCGTCCGATGGCGGTCACTGCGCGCCGAGCGCCCGACAAAACCGTCGAAGAGGGCCAGGCGTTCTACCAGTCGCCCGAATGGAAACGGGCTCGAATCGACGCGCTAGTCCGCCTCGGCCGTCGCTGCGGCTGCTGCGGCGCGTCGCCTGAGACCGGAGCGGTCCTGAACGTCGACCACATCAAGCCGCTACGGTTCAATTGGCACCTGCGTCTCGACCAGAACAACCTGCAGATCCTCTGCGCCGACTGCAACGAAGGCAAGGGCAATCGGCTCGAAACAGATTTCAGGCCTCAGGCGGCATGATCAGATGCTGATGCCAGCCTGAGCGCAGAACCCGCGCATGATGCGGAGGTCTGTCTCGTCGGATCCGATGTCGGTCGGCGTGAAGTTCGATCCGGAGAATGAGCCGATGAAGAGGTTCATGCCGGAGTAGCCGCCGAATCCGTTCTTGGAGTTGACGTAGCCGCAGGCCTTGCGGGTTCCGTCGGAGGTGGTGACCGCCGCGAACTCGCCGAACTGAGCGCTGGCGGGATCGCGCAGCACCTTCGTCACACCGGCCTTGATCGCAGCGGTGTCTTTCGCGGAGAGCGGAGAAGGCGTCGCGGTCACCGCAGCCTGGCGCGGCTGCTCGGTCGACGTGCAAGCTGCGCTGGCGATCGAGATCAGCGCGATGGCGGCGGCGATGCTGGCCTTCATCTGACGAACTCCTTGTAGGAACCGAGAACGAGACCAAGAATCTTGACCTCTCTGCCGTCGTTCGGCTCGGCGTCCTTGGGTATGGTGATCACCTTGTAGCCAGGCTGCGAAGATCGAGGGTGCAGCTCGTATCGGTCGCGGAAGACTTTCACCATCTTGATCGAGGTCTCGACCATGAGGCCGCCGTCTCTCGTTTGCTGGACCAGAAGAATATCGCCGTCTTTGGGGTCTCGCCCGACCTCTTCCCACTCGAGGCAGACAGCAAGACTGCCGTCCGGCATGCCCTCGAGGTCCATCGAATTGCCCTTTACTCGGGCCAAGAATTTGAAAGCGGTCCCGCCACTGGTGATTGGAGCGTCCGCAAACTCGTCGGCGTCCCTATGCGTGTCCACTTCTAGCCATGCCCCCGCTGCCGCTTCCCAACGGACATGCAAGCGCTGAATAGAATCATTTGCAACTGTCGGTTTCTGCTGACGATCAAAAGCAGCGATCGGGATATCCCTTTCGCCCGTCAACTCGGCCACGGACACGCCGAGCGCCCGGGCCAGCTTCATCAGCGTGTCAGAGCGCGGGTTCCTTGATTCTCCAGTGAGAATCTTACCCACGGCCATCTCGCTGGTGCCAGCGGCGGCGCCAAGCCCTCGCCCAGAAAATCCCTGGGCGTCCATGAGGGCCTTGAGGTTCTTCTGAAGAACCGTGGGTTCGCTCGTACTCATTGCAGCGCACTATCGCACAGGCTCTAGGCGGAATCCGAGACGAAAGAATTTTTCGTCAAGGGGGCTTGTGTCTGCATAAGGAATTATGCAATTACTCACGGCATGACGAAAGCAGCCGAAACCACGCCCGTCGATCGCCTCTATCAAGAGGTCCAAGAGATGTGCCGAGCCTACTGCGACAAGCATGGGTGCGGTCCTTCGACGCTCGGCCGCGTGGCGCTGAAGGACAGCTTGTTCATCAAGCGCGTTCTGGATGGCGAGAGCGTCACCACCGACAAGATGCGAAAGCTCGAGCAGTTCCTGCTGAGCAACCCGGCCTCGCCCAAAGAGATCATGGGCAAGTCGCCGACGCTGGCGGACGCCTCCTAATGGGCCTCGTCCAGCGCATCATGGTGGTGATCATCTTGGTGGTTACCGCCGCCATGACCATCGCCGCCATCATCGGAGTCCACTGACATGGTGGGTCTCGCGCTTTCGTCTTCATGCCCATCTCCGTCTCGTTCTGTGGGGTCTCGGGTTGCCGCCCGTTCCTCCCGGAATGTCTCTGTCTCGCCCGCCTCGTCCAAGGCCGCTCCGACCCCTGCAATGTCGCAGACGGAGCCTGCCATGTCTGAGCGTAGCGTTTTCAAGATTGGGCGGAACGATGGCGAGGCCTGCCCCGACCGGGCGGTGGCCTTCGTGCGTCGTCTCTACCCGACGAAGACGGCGGATTGCGTCGCCGCCGATACCGGCCTGTCGTCGCAGACTGTGCGGCGCTGGCTTGAAGGCGTCGCGAAGCCGTCCTGGGCGGGGTTCTCGCGCCTGATCCTGGCCTACGGCCCGGCCTTTCTGGTCGCGGTCTATCCGAATTGCCCGAAATGGCTGGACGAAGCCCATCACCGCGAGCGCCTGGCCGCGCTCGAGGCGGAGCAGGCTCGCATTGCCGCTGAAATCGCATCCCTCAAATCCTGAACAAGAAGGGCCCGCTGCATGCGAGGTCTCGTCTCAATCCTGATGCTGGCCCTGTCGAGCGTTCTCGCCACGCTGGCTTCGATCTGGATGGCGCCAGCTGCGCCGGTGATCCGCGCCGCAACATGGCTGTCGGACCGCGCCACGCGCCTCCTGTCTCACGGTGAACGTGGTGGCCGCCCATGACCGAGAAATCTGACTGGATCGCCGAGGCGCGCCGTCGCCTTGATGCGGGTGTGTCGCTGGCGGAAGTCGCGCGCAGTTTCGGCTGCAGCGTTGATCGAATCCGCTATGCGCTCGACCTGAACGGCGAGCGCGAGAAGAAGCGAGAGCGTTCCCGGCTCGCTCGCAAGCGCGAGCGCGAAAGCGGTGAGCGCAAGGCGCCCGCTTATCGCCCGCGCATCGAGCCGAGGCTCAAGCAGCAGATCGGCGCCGCGCAGTACGCGGCCGTCCAGCCCGAAGCCCGGCCGGTTTCGCTGCCGCAGATCACGCTGCTCGCCCAGCCCGATGAAGACCAGCGCCCGCAGATCAGGCTTGCGCCGATCCCGCGGGTGACCGTGAGCGCCGGCGCCGAGCGCATCCGCGCCATCCACCAGTCGATGATCCGGCGCGGGCTGATCCCCGAACGCTCGGATCTTGTCGAACGCCTGTCCCACTAACCCGGAGCGCCATCATGGCCCGACCATCGAAGAAGACGAAGCCGAAGGACGACGCCGCCGCAGCGCAGAACCTCGCCGCCGACGCGCTGCTGCAGTTCCCGAAGGAGGTCGACAAGCTCCGCGAGGAGTTCGTCGAGACGCCGGACACCCTGCTGGCCGACAAGGAAACGGCGGCCGCCGAGATGGCCAGCGCTCGAGCGGCGATCAAGGAGCACGAGAAGCGCCAGGCCAAGCTCTACCGCGTCGAGCCGAAGACGCTGAAGATGCTGAACGACGTCCGCGGCCTGCCGGACGGCCGGCGCCAGCGCGTCATCCGCCAGTTCATGTTCCTGGTGAAGCAACTCGGCCTCGACGATCAGCTCGATCTGTTCAACGACACGGTGGCTGCCGGCGGCGCGGAGCCGGAGGAAGGCTCGGTCTTCGACAAGACGTCCTCGGGCGACAAGGTCGCGGCCGAGCGCGGCGACGATCCGGGTCGCGCCAGCAAGCGCCGTGGCCCGCCCGCACCGCCGCCGGTGACCACGCCGAACGTCGGGGTCGAGGGCCTGGCGGCCGGCATCAAGCCGCTGGAGAGCCCGGAGGAGAAGCGCGCGAAGATCGAGGCACAGAAGGCGGCAGATGCGGCTGCGTTCGAGACCCCGGCCGACAAGCAGTTGACGCCTGCTCAGAAGCGCGCGGCGGCTGCCAAGGAAAAGGCGCGCGAGACCGCCGACAAATACATCGAGGACCAGGGCACCAAGGGCCTTGGTCCGGCTGCGATCCACTGAGGCCCGCGCCCGATGGCCGCCAGCATGATCCTCGCCATTGACGGTGCCACGGTGTCCGGCTTCGCGCTGGGCGCGCCGGACACCATTCCGAAGGTCGACAAGCATCGGCTGAAGAAACCGAGCGAGGATACATGGCTGGTGGCCGACGGGGCTGCGCGCTTCGTCAGGGATATCTGTTTCATCGAGAGCACGAGGCCCGATCTGATCGCGATCGAGGCCTTGATGCCCAACTTCAACAGTAACGACGAGCGTGAGGGCGAGCGGCAGGTTCAGCGCAGCGCTGCGTCCATGCTGACGCCGCCGCTGATTATGGGCGCGGTCCGCGGGATCGCTGCCTGCTACGGCATCACTGTCGTCCAGGTCTATCCGGCGACATGGCGCAAGCACTATCTCGGCCGCGCCAACTTCGGCAGCCGCGAGGCGACGAAGGCCCAGACGATCAGCCGTGGCATTGCCCTTGGATACCTGCCGAAGGGCTGCAAAGACGACAATATGGCGGATGCGGCCGGCGTGTGGTCGTGGGCCGAATGCGTCCATGGCCGCGCCATCCCGCGCGAACTGAGCCTGCATGACCAGGGCGCGTTCCGCCATGGTTAGGGGCGCGGACTTCGACTTCTACCAGCCGCAGGCGCCGAAGCCTGCCGAGCGGCCCGCGCCAGTTGGCGATCGCCGCACAGCGCCCGGCCCAACCATTCCAGAGCGCTGCGAGTGCGGCCGCCCGGCCTGCTTCGGCGAGGGCGTGAGCCTGCTCAAGGGCATCGAGGGCGATTGGTATTGCCCGAAGCACGCGCCAGCCGAGTTCAGGAGGCCTTCGCCATGAAGCGCGAGGACGCGATTCTTGAAGCCGCCTATGCGGTCGAGGACATCTACTGCCGCGCGTTCAACGGTCGCTGGCATCGGCTCGAAGCGATCAAAGCCGAGATGGCGAAGCTCGCTGAGCGCATCGCGCCGGCCGAGATCGCAACGCTCCAGGATTACCGGCTCGCCCGCGCCGCGGCGCAGCCATCTCCCATCCCCCCGTCGGACAGCGCACCTCCTCCCTGCGCTGCTCCGGCCGGTCCTCCGGCGGTCGATCGCCCCCGCGTCCTGCCGGAGGACATGCCAACACCCCAGCCCGCTGCCTTTCCGACAGCACAGGACGAAGTGGTCGGCAAACAAGGCGAGGATCAGCGAGCGCAAAAAGAGGTTGCTGTGCCAGCAGCGCCTTCGGCTGGGGCCGCTTCGGCGGAGCATAGCAACGCAGATCCTCGCAATTCGTCACGTCCGGCAGGGGAGGGGCCCGTCCTCATCCCTGCCGGGCGGACGAAGCCAGTCGTCAAATCGAAGCCATATGATCCGCGGCCGGGACGCATCGCCGGCGTCGTCATCACAGCGCCGGGCAAGGTGGTCGCTGTCGACGTCGTCAACTTCATCGTCGCTTGCCCTGGTGGCGACTGGCAGACCACCCGCCCGGTCGTCCTCGTCATGGAGCGCATGCGAAACGGCGAGATGTTCGGCCACAAGGTGCTCGCTGATCTCGGCGGCATGAGCATCGATGCGCTGGTGCTGAGCATCCCGCGCTGGACCGCCGAACTCGCCCAGCGCGGCGTCACCTTCATCCAGGTCAAGGGCGTCGGCTGCCGGATCGAGATCGCGGAGGCGTCCGCGTGATCCTGATGCCTCACGCCAACGACGAGCCGTTGCGCCTCTCCGACGACGAGACGATGGCGCTGCTCGAGATCGCGGTCACCGCATGGGCCGCCAAGGTCGACACCGCCGACATCGCCAAGGTCGCGACGTTCCGCATGGGCCGCGTCATCCCAGAGTCGTCGGTCGCGAACCTGCTGGCGGCCTATTGGGAAGAGGAGCGCTAGGTGTCCCTCCTACTGATAGACGGGAACGGGCTGGTCCACAGGGCCCATCACTCGACGAAGGACAACCAGCAGATCCGCAGCGACGGCCTGCCGGTCGGCGCGGTTGGCAAGTTCCTTGATCTGGTTTGGTCCTGCCTCGGCAACTTCGGAAAGCCCCAGATGGCGACGCATGCGGCGGTGATCTTCGACGCGCCGGGCCCGAACTGGCGGCACCGAATCCTGCCGACATACAAGAGCGGCCGCACGCATGATCCGGCCTTGCCGCCGCAGTTGCGCCTCTGCCGCGAGATCGTGCCGCGGCTCGGCCTGCACGCGGTCCAGTTGCGGGGCTATGAGGCCGACGACCTGATCGCCACCTATGCGCGCCTCGCCGAAGAGGCCGGCATGGCGACCTGCATCATCAGCGTCGACAAGGACATGATGGCGCTGATCCGGGCCGGCGTCGCGATCTACAACCCGATGGCCAAGCAGGACGACGGCCGCACGTTCGGCAAGATGCTCGGTGAAGACGATGTCGTCGCGAAGTTCGGCGTCTACCCATGGCAGGTGCCGCATGCCCAGGCGCTGTCCGGCGACTCGATCGACGGCATCAGCGGTATCCCCGGGATCGGGGAGAAGGGCGCTGCGGAACTGATCGGCCGGTTCGGCGATCTCGAGACGCTGATCGCCCGCGCCGACGAGATCAGCAAGCCCGCGCTGCGCGCTAAAGTGAAGGCGGGCGCCGCGCTCGCTCGCCAATCCTTCCGGCTCGCCAGCCTCGACGATCGCGTGCCGGTACCGCTCGACCTCGACGACCTCGCGCTCAGCCCCATCGACGCGCCAGCGCTGCTCTCCGCTCTCCGCGCGCTCGAGATCGTCCAGTTCGCCAGGCGCTTCGCCTACCCCTTCGGCCTCCGCGCTGATGACGCAGAGCCATGCCCACGCATCGCCGATCTGGCGGATGAGCAGATGGAAGTGTTTTCGGCATGACCGTGTCCATCCTGGTCGGCGACGTCCGCGAGCAACTGCGGAAGATTCCCGACGCGCACTTCGATTGTGTCGTTACGTCGCCGCCATATTGGGGCCTGCGTGATTATGGCGTCGCTGGACAGATAGGCCTTGAATCGACGGTCGGCGAGCACATGGCTGTCATGGTCGACGTCTTCCGCGATGTCCGTCGCGTGCTGAAGCCCCAGGGCACGGCATGGGTCAATTACGGAGACTGTTATGCCACGACGCCGAATGGCCGGGCTGCCGAGGATGTCATCAACGATGACCGCACATTCCGCGACAAGCCATTTTCGACCATCGGCGGCGTCTTCAAGCCGAAAGACCTCTGCATGCTGCCGAACCGGCTGGCAATCGCTCTGCAGGAAGATGGCTGGTGGGTGCGATCGGAGATCGTCTGGAACAAGACCAACCCGAAGCCAGAGAGCGTCTTCGACCGGCCGGCCGCCGTGCATGAGAAGATTTGGCTGTTGACCAAGTCGGATGATTACTTCTTCGACGTCGAGGCGATCAAGGAACCAGTCACGGGCGGCGCGCACGCCCGGCGCAAGGATGGGCAATACAAGCCGGCCAAAGGCTCCACGAAGGGGCAAAACCGGCCCGGCACATGGGTTGAAACCTATGTGCCGGAGATGCGGAACCCGCGGAACGTCTGGACTTTCAATATTGAAGGCTACCGCGGCGCGCACTTCGCGACGTTCCCACGCGCGCTGGCCGAGCGTTGCATCCGAGCCGGAGTGCCGAAGACGACGTGCGGGGCATGTGGCGCCGCCACGGATTGCGGAGGCCTGTGCTCTGCCTTCCCTCGCGTGCCAGGCCGAGTGCTCGACCCGTTCGGCGGCTCAGGGACCGTGGCCGTCGTTGCTGAGGCGCTTGGCCTCGACAGCACCCTCATCGAACTCAACCCGGAATATGCCGAGCTTGCGCGCCAGCGCATCGGCGCCGCAACAGCCGGTGAGGCAGCCTGATGGGCGCGGTGATGAAGATGGACGGCACGCCGCTCGACCAGCGCAAGCTGCCGCACAATGTCGACGCCGAGCAGATGGTCATCGGCGCTCTGCTCAACGAGAACGACTGGCTGTCGAAGATCGGGCAGACGCTCTCGCCGGCGGACTTCTACGAGCCGATTCACGGCAGCATCTTCGACATGATCCGCAGCCTGATCGAAGGAGGGCAGGTCGCCACGCCGATCTCGATGAAGCCCTATGCGGCGGAGATGAAGGTCGGTGACATGGCCGGCTTCGACTACCTAATGCGGCTGTGGAATGCCGCGCCGAAGAAGGTCGCGGACGCGATCGAGTACGCCAAAATCGTGAAGAACGACGCCATCACGCGGTCGATCTATCTCGTCTTCGAAGAGGAGATGGCCGACATCCTGGCCGGGCGGCCGATGCCAGCGACCAAGCGGCTCGAGCGCGTCGAGACGGTGATCAACGATCTCCGACCGCCGCTGTCATCGCAAAGCGGGTTTGAAAGCTTCAACGCCGCGGCGTCCCGGGCTGTGGACATCGCGGCCCGGGCCTATTCCCGCGGCGGGGTGCTGGCGGGCCTGTCGACCGGGCTACAGCGCCTCGACGACGCGCTGGGCGGACTGCACCGCTCCGACCTCGTCATCCTCGCCGGCGCGACCGGCTCAGGCAAATCGGCGCTGGCGATCAACATTTCCTATGCCGTGGCGCGCGGGCTGATGGAGCGGCAGGCGGAAGGCGAAAAGCCGGGCGTCGTCGGCTTCTTCTCCCTGGAGATGCCATCGGACCAGATCGCGCAGCGCATCCTCGCCGAGCATTCCCG